TCCAGTGCTGTAGTTGGCTCCGGAACTTTGAATCAAGAATGGATGACCAGCTACTGCCAATCTAAATGCCAGGGTTGACCCAGCCGTTGCATAGATAGTGGGATTGTTGCCTGGATACTGGTCAAACAGATAGTAAAGAGACCCTGAATTGGTCACAGACAGGGCAGTGATTGCACTAAGGTAAAAATCATCCACTGTGAGACCAGCAGTTGTGGCGTCACTGGTGTTGCTGAACAGTATGCCAGTCGTGGCCCGACCATTACCAATAAAGAAGTTACCGGTCACGTTGCCCGAGGCACTGATGAATCCGGGTGTGGAGATATTGCCGTCGATGTTGGCATTGCTCAAGATGTTGCCACTTAGACTCAGTTGAGCAGCATTAATGGTACTATTGGTAGTGATGTTGCCGCCTGCACCTGCGGCACTGGTTAATGAAAGATCAAATCCATTATTCAGTGTGATGTTGCCATTGGTATTGATTGCGCCACTGGTGATGTTGCCGGCTACTGAAATATTACCGGCATTGATATTACCGCTTACACTCAAGCTGGTCAAGGTACCAATCGACGTAGCTACTACACCAGTCAGCTGTGCTCCATTGCCGATAAAATAGTTGCCGGTTATGTTGCCAGCAACACTTATGGTATTGCCATAGGTGATTTCTTTACTAGTAGCATTGTAGAACATCACGTTGGCCGTATTGGCTACATCATTGCGAACCGGTGCCACTGTGAACGTGTTAGCTGTGGTTTGATTCAGTGTGTTACCGGTGGCATTCAATATGATTGAGTTGTTGCCTTGAGCACTTTCCCCTGCAAGACTACCAATGGCCACTGCGTATTGACCTTGTGTGCTTGCTCCAGCACTGGCTCCAATAGCCACCGAATTGATGCGTTGATTTGCTGCTCCTGCACTACCACCAATGGCCACTGCTGCGTTGCCTTGGGCAGTTGATCCAGCACCTGAACCAATGGCCACTGATTCTTCGCCTTGTGTTTGTTGGCCAGCACCGCCACCAATGGCTACTGAAAATTGACCTTGGTCTTCTTGGCCAGCAAACAAACCGACGGCCACTGCCTGGGTGCCTTGTGAGTTATTACCAGCAAGGCCGCCCACGGCCACTGCATTGTCACCTTGTAAATTATAGCCAGCAAGGCTGCCAACAGCCACTGCACCAGTGCCTTGGGCGAGTTGCCCAGCACTGTCACCAATGGCCACTGCGTATTCGCCTTGAACGGTTAGACCGGCTACATTACCAATGGCCACTGCTGAATTGCCTTGAGTGCCGGTAAAAGATAATGTTCCACTTGGCGTTGAATTGGCCGATGCTGATATTTCTAATGTTGTTGCGTTGGTCACAGTGACCACAGTTTGATTTCCAGTAAACCCAGTGCCGCTTATGACCATGCCTTGCACAATATTGGTGGTACTCACAACTACCAGGGTGGTAGATGGAGATACAGCACCAGAAACATAGTTAGTTCCAGCACTGCTGCCACCACCAGCACCAGAACCAATGGCCACTGCATAGGTGCCTTGGCGAGTTGTGCCAGCGGCTGCGCCAATGGCCACTGCTTCAAAACCTTGATAGGTGTAGGCTGCACCAGCCCCAATTGCTACTGACTGGTAACCTTGATTGTTACCAGCGGCATCATCACCAATGGCCACTGCGCGGATGCCCTGGGTGTTAAAACCAGTGCCAGCGCCAATGGCCACTGCTCCTGCGCCCTGGGTGTTACCAGCAGCATCAACACCAATGGCCACAGCATGTTGAGCTTGACTGGTCAACCCAGCATTTTGTCCAAACGCCACACTGTCACCTGATGTATCGTTGAGTGAAGCACCATTGGGCAATGTTATTTTACTATTAGAGCCAAAAGTCCAGGTGGTGGCATTGGCAGTGACGGTTACATTGCCGTTGGCTGTGGCAATGTTGATGTTGCTTGTGCCATTGGCCAGGGGCAATCCAGCAGCACCGCCTGAGATCACAACAGGGTTGCCGTTGGCATAGTTTACTGCAAAAGTATTTCCAGGTAATGTTAGATTGCCCGCATTATTAAAGTCCCAGACGTAAATTCCGCTGGTAACAATCTCTGCACCGCTGTTGGTGACCGCTACATAATTGTTGCCATCGGAAGTTACTATTTCTGCGTAACCACCAGCAGCGGCTTGTAGCTCAATGTTGGCTCCTACTGGAGCAACTCTGCTGTTACCGGGCAATGTCAATATACCATTGTAATCAAAAGTCCATTGTGCCGAGTTGCCCACACTATCATTGCTGTTGATAACAATATTGCCGGTGTTGGCCAGTTGTATGTATTTGTTGTCATCGCCAATGAACTGATTGTAGTATGCATTGTTGCCGGTGTCAAAATGTATGTGAGTGGGTTCGTCATTGATATTGCCCCGCACTCGCAAGTACATATTGGCATTTGCGCTGCTACTGCTGGGTGCAAGATACAATCCACTGATGACATTGCTTGTGCCTGTTCCTATCACTATCTCGCCACTGAATGTTACATTGCCGGTGTTGGCTGATATTCCAGTCAACTGACTACCGTTACCAATAAAGTAATTGCCTGTGATGTTGCCTGTGCCACTAACAATGCCTGTGCCAAACAACAAGTTACCACCAGTTATATTGCCGGTGGTTGATACTGGATTGGAACCTAACGCAGCTAGATTAGCAACCACATTGGCATTGCCATAATTGGCTGCAATACCTGTGAGTTGTGATCCGTTACCAATAAAGTAATTGCCTGTGATGTTGCCAGCAACACTTATGGTATTGCCATAGGTGATTTCTTTACTAGTAGCATTGTAGAACATCACGTTGGCCGTATTGGCTACATCATTCCTAACAGGAGCCACTGTGAATGTGTTGGCTGTGGTTTGATCCAAAGCTGAACCAGTGGCATTCAATATGATTGAGTTGTTGCCTTGATTGGTATTACCAGCTAGTTTACCAATTGCTACTGCTGAGATACCTTGTGAGGTTTGGCCAGCAAGATGTCCAACTGCTACTGCCGCGTCACCTTGACTTACTTGAGCCGATCCGCCGCCTACTGCTGTTGCATTTGCGCTCTGTCCACTGTAACCAGCATCAGCACCAATTGCTGTTGCATTGTTACCTTGAGTTGTTTGCCCTGCCCTGGCACCAAGTGCTACTGCTTGGACACCTTGATTTGTTGCGCCGGCACCCGATCCAATGGCCACTGCTGTGTTGCCTTGAGTAGTAAATCCGGCACTATATCCAATGGCCACTGTTTCAATTCCTTGTGCAGTCTGGCCAGCAGTTTCACCAACGGCCACTGCTTGACTGCCTTGTGTGTTTTGCCCAGCCAGTGCACCAATGGCCACTGCACCGATGCCCTGTGAGTTATTACCAGCACCTTGACCAACGGCCACTGCATCGCCGGCAGTATCTTTCATCACTGCACCGTTTGTGAGTGTGATCACGCCAGTGCTGACGTTACCACCTGTGATGTTACCTGTAGCTGATATCAATCCGCCTGTAAGTAAGTTACCACTTGTGATGTTGCCTGTAGTGCTGACAGTATTGCTGCCAAAAGCACTCAACAATGTCGCTACGTTTGAATTGCCATACGTTGCAGTAATACCAGTCAACTGAGATCCGTTACCGAGAATATACCCGCCTGTGATGTTGCCCACAGCTGATACTGTTCCAGATGCTGAAAAATTATTAGCACTGATGTTGCCAGTCACATTGATAGATGTAATAATCAATCCACCAGATCCCACATAGATTGAGTTGAAACGCAGAGTTGGACTACCTAGATCATACACATTATCCAAACTGGGAATTACCGTATTGGTTACTTGTATTTTACCAATCCCGTTTGGAGACAAAATCAAGTTGCCGTTACTATTGATAGTTTGAATAGTATTGTTAGCTATGGCCACATTGCTCAGTACTGGGCCTGCAGCAAAAACTTGATCAAAGTTTTGATTAGTGTAACTAAAGGCAGTACGTAACGGATCACCTTGTCCGTCGTCGGGCGCTGCGCCAATGTCAATGGTGTATTGTGTCATTTGTAGGGGCTCTGGTTGTATTTACCAATTTGGGTACAATAATTCTCGGCCAACAAAAAAGCACCCTCGGGTGCTTTTGTGAACTTTCCAGTCCAGGGTTGTTATAGTATGTTTTATGCTGGCACAGTTGACACCGTGCCAGCTAGCATAACTTAATCTTCAAGATATTCAAAGCCACTGGGAATATTTTTCTTAGATCCATCTCTGAGAGAGACTTCATACTGTGTTCTGTCAGCAGATAAGAATACAGTTTTATATTCAGTAATATTAGCTTCTGTTAAAGTTTTATTCAACATCTCGTTCATCATTTTTTCATATTGTCTTGAGTTCATTTTGTTTCCTTTTGTTTACAATTGTCACCGTGTCTGTGAAACCATCCCACTGCTATGTCTCGCTTGCAGTGCTCACAGTGTAGTTTGGGTCTTGTTTGACCTCGCAGTTTTTCTGATCGAGCAGCAATTGCTTCTTGGGTCCATTTGGTACCTCGAGCACGATCTCCCATTGCTTTTCGTCGCTCGTCAGTCCACTCCACTTTACGCATAGGATTATTATCTCCCTTAATGCGTTTGCTCATTAGTTCGCCAATCTTTGCTTTTGTTTCTTCAGAATGAGACTTGCCGTACATGCCATTATGTTTGCCCTTAGTGTCTTTTGGAAGATTACTAACTGACCAAGGGCGCTTGCTACCTTTTTGAGATGCTCTAATTTTTTGTTTGTGCTCTTCAGTCTTTGGCTTGTCTTTGTGATAGTCGCTGATCTTTTTTCGGCTTTCTTCTGTAGGCACAATGTATCCTGCAATATTTTGATTGATCCAACGATCATCTTCTAATACTCGACAACGGCGTAAAACTCTTGTTTCCCAGTTGCTCGCTTGTTCTTTAGTTTCAAATACTCGCCGCACTTCTACATCAAAACTGTCTACTCCAGTTTCTTCAATTAGTTGTTGAACTTTTGGACTGCTGGTAAAGTATTGTTTCCATAGATCTTGTTCTGGGTCTACTCGATTCGCAGAACGATATCCATAGTAAACTTTACCGGACGGACGATGCTTGATTAGATAGGTATAGGGTTTCATATTGTTATTTAGTTTAATACAACTAAATCTCCTAATAACTATAACATTTTTAAATTTTTTAGTCAACAAAAAAGCACCCAAAGGTGCTTTTTTGATTTGGTAAAATACCAATCTCTGATTAGGAGAATGACAAATTGCTCACCGCAATTTCGCCGACATAATCTCCGGCATTGCCGAATGATGATGCGGTATTGGTCAATTCGATGAAGCCATATCTTGTCATAAAGCTGACCACTGGTTCAAATGTTGTTGGGTCCAATACAACGCCTGAACTCATCAAGGGGATGTATGGGCAGTAGAATGCAGGAGCGTCAGCTTCTGAACTACCTTTGTAGCCAACCAATACAGGTGTAGTATCGCTAGCATAGCTATCAACAAACACACGCATAGCGCCGTTGAGAGTACCCACAAACTTGGTATTGGTAGGTGCTTCGAATGTGCCTTCTGTAGTACGAGCAAATGCGCTGGTTGTAGCACTTTGCAGCACTGTGAGCGCAGCAGAGCTAACCACAGCATAGTTACCAGCGCCACGACGTGTGCGTTGGGCGATCAAGTTAGCAACACGATTGATCAGAACTGCCAAAGCGGCGTGTTCGTCACCAACGAATGTAGCTGTACCAGACACAGTAGCTTGGTTGTATGTGTACTCAGTTGTGGCCAATGAGCGCAGGCTCAGCAAGATCTCTTGGTCAATCTCAGCTGTGATCTCTTGTGCCAGAGCAGCCATGATTTCGGCTTCTACGTCGATACCATGCATTGCTTGAGCGTCTTGAGCAGCTTCAAAAGTCCAACGAGCTTGCAACTTACGAGTTTTAGCTTCAACAGCTTGCTTCAAGATTTGCACAGAGATCTGACGACCGCCGCTGCCTTCAAGCACTGATGTGTTAGCACCAGAATAGATGTTTTGTGTTGGATCAACCACACCAGCTGTTGTGCTTGATGCTGAAGAATATGCTTGAGCAATCAAGAATGGGCTCAATGCTTCCTGGCCAGCCGCAGTGCTGGTTGCAGCAGTGCTGTTGTCAGTCATGGTGTTGGCATAACGCACACGCAGGGTGTGGATCTGACCAACAGGTCCAGTCATTGGCTGAACGCCAACCAATTCGTTAGCAATAACGGTTGGCATAACACGACGGATCACTGGCAGAATCACACGATTAAGTGTGGCAATGTTGCCAGAACCAGTAGAACCTGAGCTTGCATTTTCTTTCAAATACTTGCGGGTGTTCTCCAGGATCACGTTCATGCTGGTACGCTTGTTGCCTTTTAGGCCTTCAAGAAGGGCTTCCTTGGTTTCATCCCAGCGGCCTTCTAATAGTTGTTGTGACATTTAAGTCTCCTTTAAATTACAGCCCTGCCAAACGCTTGATCTCGATAACATTGCTGTGGTCAGCGTTATCGTCATCTTGACGTGGAGCAGTTTTATTACCAGTTACTTCTGACACATGTTCTGCAATCACCTGGCGGGCTTTTGTAGATTTGCCTTCAGCTAATACTGCTGGTAGATACTTTTCAAAAGCGTTCTTCAGACGAGGTGTCTGCACGCTTTCGAGTAAATTACGCATGACTTCGCGCTTCTCTTCGTTTAGAGGAGACAGCAGATCGTCTAATGTGTTCTGACGCACATTGGATTCACGGATCACACGTATTTCACGTTCCTTGGACTCAACCAAGACTTTGGCCTTGTGGCTGAGTTTAATGGCCTCGGACAGTTGATGTTCTCTGTTCACGATGATGTTTTGCAACTTGCGAACTTCGGCTTTCTCATTGAGATGAGTGGCACCAAATTCCGCAGCATACGCTTCAAAAATACGACGACCAAAGCTGTTCTCGCGAGCAGTTTGGATGTCTTCATGTAACTGACTGAGTTCAGCCTTCAAGTGATGGCTAACAGCTCGACTCATTTTTTCAGCACTTTCTGTTACGAAACGTGCTTTGAGATTTTCCAACTTGCCACGTGCTTCACGCACCAAACGTACTTTAGTTTCCACTACATCACGTTTGTCTTGGGCAAATTCTTGGATCTCACGAGCCAATGCATGCACCATGAAGTGTTCTAGTTTTTCTAGTCCTTCATTGTGCTGCTTGCGATCCCGACGAAGTTCGCTGATTTCTTCAGATAATTTTGTCACCATGAAATTGTTGAATTTCACAGCACTTTCTTTCATCTTGTTTTGAAATTTCACGCGATCTTCACGCAGGGCCGTTTTCTCCTGAGCAAACTCTTCAAGTTCACCAGTGAGACTTTCTGTCATCATCTTGTCTAAGGCTTCAACCATCACTGTCTTATCGTGCTCATAGCGTTGAGCAAACTCTTCACGTAGTTCTACTCTAACCTGTTCACGTGCTTCTGTCAATTTAGATTCCCAAGCTTCGTTGAGTTCTTGACTGACGTCTTCTGTGATCAGGCCGCTATCTAGCAATGGTTTGATTGCATCTAGCATGCTTTACTCCTTAATTTTGAGATCTCGAATAAGGCGTTTTACTTCCTGACTCAAGTATCTCTGTACCTTGCTGTTCTGTCCTGCGTCCTTGGCAATCTCCAACACTTTATGACCATACTTCATATTACGAAGTCCTTCATAAATTGCACGAGGATATGCATGCGGGGCACTAGGCTGAGCAACAATATCTACAGTGACTATTTCAAAGTCACTGACATGTCCGTTGCCGTCGTTCACGTTACCGGAACCACGGCTCGAAACTCCAAGTTTTACACCTGAATCCAACATGGTCTTGACCAGTTGTCCCATTGGTGTAGGTAATATTTTTAACTTACCATAACCAGCAGGGCCGTCCATCCACATTTTTTCAATGCAGTGACTGACTCTGTCTAGGTTGATTTTTAAATCTTCAGGATGATCCACTTCACCCAGTACTGAATTACCTCCGCGCAGTTGTTCATTGATAGTTTCTACTGCCTTGGCAATTTCATTTACAGGATACACACGTTCGTTGGCATTCTTTACTCCGCCTTCGATGCATATACCTTCCATATACAATGTCTTTCCTGCGCCGTCAGGACCATCTTCAACCAACACGCGAATCTTGGCTTGGTTGAAGTTTAGATGTTCCTGTAAGTATTTCATGTTAGATCACTTGCCACGTGGAAATGGTGTGCGGGTGTTTACACCAGCAGCTTGACCCAATTGTGGCTTGGTTGCAGGACGTAAATCTTGTTTGGATTGAGCAGGTGAGTTACCAACTTTACCAATTAGATCTTTAGTGGCGTTTTTGTACGCAGCAGTGTCGTGATGTCCACCTTCGTTCTTACCTGCTCGCACAGGGTGAGCTGCCATACCGGCTGCGCCACTGTTAAATGCAGTGGTGGACCTGGTGTAAGTGCCTGCTGGCTCAGAAGTCACTGGTTTTGGAGCAGCTTTGAGATCAACATTTTCGTACATGCCTTCAGTTTCAAATTCGTCAGAATCCATTTCCATGTCATCCATGCCGCCATCCATGTCATCGTCGCCCATGTCATTGTCGTCCATGTCGTTGCCCATGCCGCCGTCCATCATTTGCTCAAATTCAGCCATGAGGTCGTCTAACTTGTCAGCTAGATCCATCACATCGCTTTTTGTAGCAGCTTCATCGTCGCCCATGTCACGCTCGTCTTCCATGTCGCGAGTCAAGTCTTCGCCGTCGTCCTCTGCTTGATCATCAAACTCTGCATCGGCATTATCTTCACCTTCATGCATGCCAGCCTCTTCCATCTCTACATCGTCGATCATGTCGCCGCTTTGACTTCCGCCCATCATGGTCTCACTCATGTCAGTGTCAATTTCAGTAGGTTCTTCACCCATGGCATTGTCTTCTTCTAATGCTTCATCTTGCATGAGGTTTTCATAGATCTGACGACTCTTGGCGACTACAATTTGATGAAAAAGTTCTTTGGCTTTTGCATCTTCATCGTTGATCACATATTCAATCAACTTTTCAAACTGATTTTTACTCATTTAACTGGCTCCTATAGATATTCGTTAATTTTGCCACCCGGCAAAATGTATATCTATATTTACAAGTTAAGAGAAAAATACACCAGTTATGACTGGTTTTTTGTCAATTAAGACAAAAATATTACACCGCAGGTGCAGCTGGCGGTGCATATTGATTTCTAATGTCTTTTAGCTTTTCATTATACTCAAAAGTTCTAGTATCATTCATTCTTCGCAATTTGTTCAATTGCATGAGTGTGAGCTTGGTCTTGCGCAATTGCCCCAGGTGAGGCTGAGTGTTATCAGCTGCTACATCTTGATATGCGCTGGGACTACGTTCGTAAAGCTCATTGAGGATCATGATATATTTATGCAGCACCTGGAATTGGTGCACCTGCTCCGGGAGGCTGTGCTGCTGGAGTAGTTCCAATTGTACCACCAGGTGCTGCACCTGGCACACCTTCTTGACCTGCTGGTGCGATATTTGCCATGTCTTGTCCCATTTCTACATCGCTTTCTAAACCAGCAGGAGTAATACCTACCGAGCGTAGATCTTGACCTTGTGCTGATTGTAGTTCTGGTTTATCCCGTTCTTCTTTCCAAAGTTTGGAATTCTGCTGTATCTCGTCTTGTGTTAATCCCAAGAAACGCTCTAACAAGAATCTTTTGCTCATGTAAGGCAGTGCTTCTAAACTGGTAAACGCTGTGATACGCGAAGTGTCTAGTTCAGCTTGACGGTAACTTGCAAAGTTTTGAGGTGGATTAAACTTGATTTGAAAAAGTCCAGCATCAATATTAAATCCTCTCCAACGTAGAAACATCTTGAATTCATCATCTAGCTTTTGCATGATCAATGCTTGCAGTCGTTCGCAATATTGATTGAATCTATACTCTTGAATCAGTGCTGTACCCACTTTACCATCTTGCATGGTACGATCTGAATCATCTGGCGCTGTGGGCAAATAGCTGGAAGGCACACGCAGACCACGAGCCATTTTGTTGTTAAAATACTTTAAATCGTCAATTTCACCTAGATTTTGTCCACCTGGTAATACATCTACTGAGCTACCACGACCATCTACACCTACTGGAAAGAAGAAATCCTCATTGATTGAGTTCTTGACAAAAATTCCACTTTCAATAGCAAAAGTATGATGAGCATGCCATTTTTCAAGGCCATCTACTGTGATAGTTCCTACGTCCCTGGGTTCCACTGTTTCAATACTCACAATCTTGTGATTGAAGTTGTCTAGCGACTTGACAAAATGCTTCCAGTTTTTATAGCCAAATTTTTCAAGCAATCTATTCATTTTGCTGTAACCAAAACTGCCAATATCAATTTTGTTTTGTGTAACACCCAGGTTGTTCATGCTATTGTGATCACGCAACAAATTCATCAATGTAGGGTTTTCGGCACACAGTTTCATCACTGAGTGTTTGTTCTTGCTCTGTGTTTTCACAGTATCTGCAACAATTTGCAGCATTTTAAAAGTCAACACCAGTGGCTGATTGCTGAATTTTTTTCTGTTTTTTAAATTCTTCAACAATTTTTGTTTAAATTCAGGATTGGCATTGATGTATCGACGACGTGACTCCCCTGCGTTCTTTCTATAACGTGCTGCCACATCCGGATCATTTTGTCGCATCCACACTGATCGAACTTGTGCTTGTCTTATGCGATACAATGATATCAATCTCTGTTGTTCGTCTAGATTTTCCCATCGTGCTTTTAACGTGTGTGATATTTTGCCAGCCATAGCATCACAATATTCTGGTGTCATGTCTTCCCAGAACTGTTTTTTCTGAGCAGCATGATACAAGATATGATCTTCACGATTCATGTAAGAAAGATTACGAGGATCATTGTTGAATCTATTAGAATCTTTGTGGTGTATAACCTGTTTGACTTTTTTGATATTTTCTTCCAAATAAGTGAACTCTTGATGCTTTTTTTGTTTCCTAAAGAATTCGCCTACCATACGATGTGTCCACACCCAAGACTGAGATTTATGATCCCATACCTGCTGATACTCACTACTGCGGCTGGATATCTTGGCCTCTTGACGATTAAATGCAATCAAACTGTCGTGTACAGTGAGGTCTTTTGCAGCCACAAAGCCTCGGCCAAACACAGGTATTTTGTGATCCGGGGTACATATCAATGTTTCACCATTGTCAAATGTCAATTTGATTGTTTCAGCATTTTGTCTTGTGACGCCGGCCCAGTCAATCACACCAGGCATGACTTCACCAGTGTCAGGATCGCAACTGTATACCCAGTTCTGTTTGCCTTGATCAAACTCAGAGATGATCTCACTCAATGTCAGCGTTCTTCCATCTAATAGCGGAATACGAGTGCTGAGATCTAGACACAAAGGATTATAGCTTGAATCCATAATATTTTGACCGCCGCCGCCATATGTGGGAATACGACGTTGATGCATTTCATTCTTCACACGTTCCACAAAAGCCATGGCCATATGGCTGGGCATGTTACCTACATCAATTTTGAACACACGCCGCTCAGGCGCACGTTGTACACGATATATCAACATAGCGTCTTCAAGAAGTTCTTTTTGTTTGAATACTTTGAAAATGTTTTCTAAGATACTTTTGCCAAATGGCCAGAATGTATCCAGGCCTTCGTTCAAGCTCAAATGAACCACATGTTTGGCGTCAATACAAGTTTCATTCACAGCACGATTAAATCTGCTGGCTCCACTCATAGCCGAACTGGGTGCTGTGTAGCCGCCGCCTTGCATACTGCCGCCAATACCACCAGCGCCACCTGAACTTGGGTTGACCATAAAGTCAGTAGTGGTTTTAGCTGCCACCGTCAAACTCTGAAAGTTAGGGTTGATGTCTCGAATGATATATTGTTCTGGCCGCTTGCCTTCGTTTTCATTCACAATCACACGCACCACTTTGCTCATGTCCACCCAGTACATTTCGAATGTTTCTGGGTCACGAACAAACACTTGATCACCGTATTTGATTGTGTTGCGAAACAGTTTGAATATGCGTTGATCCAGCTTGTTTAGCTTGACCCATTGCTGCATCTGTTTACGGATGATTTCAATTTCGTGATCTGTAGGATCATCATTGTATGTGATGTCAAACGGTGTGTCGTTTTGTTCGTTCAGTTGTGTAGAGAATTCTGAAATGATGTCTAAACATGCATTAACTTCAGAATCAGCGTCCATGTTTTCGTACTGATTATAACGTTCAATACGATTAGGATGGCCAGAATAAACTTCTGGTAATCGGCTGGCATAGTTTCTAAAACTAAAATCAGTATCTGCTTGATTGCTTCGACGTCCGTCGTTTTTGGGATAGCCAGGTAATCCTTGGTCTCTGCCGCCCGCAATTGGGCTCATCTGTCCAGATAAATCTGCGACTTTGAAATATTTTTTCCACCCGGTGCCTTTGTTTGGTTCTGCCATAGTGAGTTATTTATTGTTAATTTCTAGTCTGGGTCAGTATTTGTTCTTGAACACGAATGCTCGATTGCATAAGTCTTACCAATTCCCCTATACTAGTTGTTTGCGTTCCAATATTGTTGGCCAATGACATGATGCTTCGCGGCAAGTCTGTCAGACTTGTTGCAAAAGTAGATTCAGTGCCAGATGATCTTGTTTGATTGTTATCTCGTGATAGTACATTAAAGGCATCTACACCATTGTTCACTGGAGATGTACTAGTTGGACCCGCAAGCCCAGGATTGTTACCCGACAACACTCCAACGGCTTGTGTTCCAGTGGTCACTGGAGGTTGATTGGTCAACACTCCAAAGGCTTCTGCTCCAGTGTTTACTTTAGGTTTTCCAATACTTTTCACTTCACTATTTGCTATGGAAAAACTGTCTTTAATAAACTTTCCTAACTCTTCTAGTTTGAAATTGCTACTGTAACCAGCTGTGGCAGCAGTATTCATTCCCCTTCCTTCCCCGGCATTGCTGACTGATGTACTTTTATCTAGGCCAGGAATCTTTTTGACGTTTTCTTCAATTTTGGTAGCTGCTATCCTCATTGCTTCACCTAGAGGACCCACGCCTTTTTGCACCAGCTGTTCCATGGCCAGGGTAGTTGATGTTTGTGCTTGGCGCATGGCCACTTGATTGTTGATATCTACATCACCACCTTTGGCCAGTGTGGTTTGTTGTGTAGTAGCGGTTTTTTCAGCTTCGTCTCCTTTCAAGCGTGTTAGTGCTCGCTGTCCAGCAAAACTTGCACCTGCAATCTCAGATACCCCTGCCTTGGCCAACCCTACATTTCTTTTGGTATTAGCATCGGCTTCTTTAGCACCTGCGTCAATGGCGTTTGCGGCTTTGAAGTTTTGACTTATAATTGTTTGAGACATCTCAGGCAATGAAGTAAACATTTTTTGAGCTTCTGGACTATTAACAAATCCGCTCATTAAATCCATAACACCCTGTTTTAATGCGTCTGGAGTTCTTGACAACAAAATTTCATTTTGTTTCATTTGATCTTCAGCAGCTTTAGCACCAGCTTCATCACCGGCTGCACGGGCTTCATCTGCCTTCATCTGCAATTCAAGTGTCACTGCGGCATATCTTTCATTTGCTTGTCGTGCTTCTGCTTCTTTAGCTAATGAATCTGCTGATTTGCCTGTTAGACGACTAAGTTTATCTTGTTGCCGAATATATTCTTCTGCACCAGCATTGAGTTGAGCTTGTGTTTTAACGGCCCCGGCACTGGTCAATGTTTGTATTCTAAGATAACTTGCTGTGCCTTCATTGATATTCTTAGTGGTCAACCCCATGCGTAGAAATTCAGTCTGTAGTCCAGACTGTTGTATACTAGCAGATACATCAGCAAATTGTTTAGCACCTTGACTAACTGTGCCCCCTAACACAGCCAGGGCTTCACTATTTTGAGCAATCATTGCTCCAAACTCAGGCAATTGATTCAGGGTAAGACCAAACTTCTGCATGTCTTTAAACACACCAGTCATTCCGTCAGCCCCGGCACCACCTACTCTACTGAGGTCTTGAAAACTTTTAAATAACGCATCACCTTGGGCATTGGCTCTAACAACATATGCTGCGGCAAATTTGGTAAGTTCACCAAATGCTGTGCCTAATGGACCTATGGCAGATAACATGGTGGTCAGGGCTGTGGATCCAGCATTGATTACACCATTGAACGCACTAGCACCTTGTTGACCATTGGCTAAAGAAGTGGCTAATCCAACAAGTCCTGTGCCAAATTGCTTGCCGGCTTGTGAAAGACTTGATCCAAACCCAAGTGTGTTTTTATTAGCGTCCTTAAGGGCCTCTGTTAGGCCTCTTACTTTTTCTTCTAATACTTCAAATGCTTCAGCTGTGGGTGCGGTTGCCATGTTATGCCTTTATAATTTTATCCTGGATCGGTTTGATCATAATTATATTTAGCGAGGAAAATCATGCTACCAAACAACCCTTTAACACAATATTTCCGTCAACCGGCCATATACATACGTTTACCATCTGGTGGTAAATTTTATCCGCCAGGCGCACTGATGATGCCTGCCAACGGTGAATTGCCAGTGCTGCCCATGACCTCAGTGGATGAAATAACTTATAGAACTCCAGATGCACTATTCAACGGCACAGCCACTGTGAACGTGATCAAAAGCTGTGTTCCATCCATAAGAGATCCATGGGCTATGCCAGCATCAGACATTGACGCTGTGCTGGTGGGTATACGTATTGCCAGCTACGGGCATGCCATGGATCTTGATGTGAGCTGCCCATCATGCAATACTGACGAATCAATCAGCGTGGACTTGCGTGTGGTCAATGACACATTGAAAATAGGCAATTATGAAAAATCAATCAGCATTGGTGATTTGGAATTTTGGTTCTGTCCTATTCCATACAAATTTGTCAACGACAACAATCAGATGCAGATGGAGCAGCAACAGGCCATGCGTGTGCTCAACAGTGACGCAGATGACCAAACAAAACTAGATCAACTAAATCGCAGTATGATGTTGATCAATGAAACCACATTAAAAACCATTGCTCAAAGCATTGCTGCTATCAAAACTCCGCAGGCAATGGTAAGTGAAACAGAATACATCATTGAATATCTACGAAATTGTGATAGCAAAATATTCAACCAATTGCGAGATCACGTGATTGCAATCAAACAACAAAGTGATATACAACCATTGGCATTGACCTGTAAGGAATGCAGTCATCAGTATTCACAACCGTTTACCTTGGATCTGTCAAGTTTTTTCGTCAACGCCTCCTGAACTCTAGTCCAGAAGAGATCAGCAAGTTGATCGAAAACATGGACAAAGATTGTCAAAACATACGCCAGGAGGCGATCAAGATAAGTTGGTTTATGCGAGGTGGATTAACTTATGATCAAGCCATGGCATTGGGCATGCATGAACGTGAGATCATAAACAACTTGATCAAAGACAACTTGGAAACAACTAAAAAAAGTGGATTGCCATTTTTCTAAGTGTTCAAGACTTGCGTAGCAAGTCTATTGATTCGCTATCGCTCATCAATGTTTTTGTTTCTTGACTTAGTATCATCTAGATACTGTGGTCATAATTCACCGTATGCACGGTGAAAAAAGCATCATCTGAGTGACAGCAGTCATCTACGGTAATGAGATTGTTCATTTGCTATTTGCAAATAGCATACAAGAACGCGGAGGCGGTTGACCGGTACCCCCTACTCAAGCTTCACATATCAACGGAACCCTAGTGACCCAACGTAAATCCAAGTCCTATGAGCAGGGGTTGTATCTGTTTCACAGAGCCCCGACCATTTTTTGCCTTAAGTTAGCAATTGCCTTTGACGCCCAAGTCCAGACCGGGTATTGCACCGTTCTTCAATGGGGTTGAGTCAAATACTCAACACACAGTCGTGATTGTTGCCTGTTGGGGGTTAAATTTTGTTTTTAATATGACTACCATGTATACGGCAAACTATCTGCCCGTTATAATAGTCGTCTGATTCTAATACTTTTCTTTCAAACTGGGTTCTTGCTTCTATATAGGTACATTCTGATTTGCTTTTACAATAAAATAATATTTCTCTTGTAAAATTATCTTGTCCAAAAGACAAAATGTCTTTTTTAAGTTCATCTGAACTTGACCAGTACTCTCGCCAATCTGAATCCGTTTTGCTTCGTATCTTTTTTTTCTTCTTGATGCCGTTTTTTTGTGTGACTGTTCTGTATGTGGTTTTTGAGAACTTTGCCAGTTTTTTGCCTATGTATTTGCGTCCAGTGAGATTATTTGTGATCAAGTAAACGAATCCCGCACATGAGTCTGGCAATGTCTCCACTGGGGTGTTTTGATATAACCATGTCATATGTGCGAACGATGTTTTGCTTGGGTACTATAGTTATCTCTTTTGTTGGTGTTTGTGTAATTTTGCCTGTGTGTTTGGAGTCAATTGAGTGGTGGCCTGGTCATGCAGTGTCCACATCAGTGTTATATTCTGTAAATCCTCCTGATTTAACAACTCTGAGAATGTTCTCAACCCTACTGGTTAGTTCATCTCTGTGGCTGACCAGCCATATACTCTTGTGGCGTTCTCGGCTCATCTTCTTCAACAAGCCCAATGCATTCTCCACACCCTGTGTGTCTAAGCCTGAATCAATCATCTCATCAATGAACAAGATGTTAATGGGTTGGTATAGACTTTCCCACACATCTCTGAACGCCCAACTCATGCTCAAGATCAGTCGATTGCGTTCACCACGAGATAAGTTGTCAAAATCCAGTTCACGACCCAGTTCTTCAATACTCACCGTGAGATCATTTTGAAACTTCACGGTATGTGGCAAACCAATACGGTCCAGATAGTGTGTGAGGCGACTGTTGAGATAACTCAAATTTTGATCAATGATCTTCTTACGCACAAACGAATCTTTGCTGGTGAGTAATTTAAGCAAGAATTCTTGATGCTCCTGTACTCTGGTAAATTCGTTCAGAGTATCGTAGCTGACCACCTGTAATGCTTGATGCTGCATTTCTACAATTTGTTCAGCATATGGATCAGTATCTGCTGATCTTGCAGCAAGATCCTTGTGTAAAGTATCCACAGTGTTTTTGTGATTCAATGCTTGTTCCAGACTATCGTAAAACACCACAGGAACAGCACCCAGGGTTCCAAGACTTGTTAGGGTCGCCAGGTGTTCAAATCTTTGGGTGTCATTGGTCAACAATTGCAAAGCCAATTCTTGAAGATTTTTCTCACGCTGTACTTTCACAGTGTCAAGACTGTTGTCGTGGATTTCAGTACCGCAAGCAAAGCATTTGTGCGATGCAATTTGCCCAAGATCTCGTTGAATTTGATCTCGTTGCTTTTGTAATTTTGCATCGTCTGCATTGATTTGTTTGATCCATCGATTTGCATCATCTAACGATTTCTTACGAACATGGTATGCTTCAAGATCTCTATGTGATTGTACTTCGGTGTTGATGTCAATGTGTTCAAGATCACCAATACCTTGAGTTAATGCAGCAACATCTTCACTTTGTTTGCGAATCCATAGTGTACGGCGTTTTTCCAAACTTTGTATTTGTTCTTCGATGCGTTTGTTAGCTTCTTGAACAGCACGAATACGTAATTCTTCAGACTGAATAGAGTCTTTGGTTGCTTTGTTTAGTTCTTTAATACGATCAGCACGTTCACTCAACAGGGTAATGCCTAGCAATTGCTCAATGATGGTACGTTGTTCGTTGGCTTTCAAACTCAAGAACGGTGCAGTGTATGTGTTAAGAGCAACAATGTGTTGGAACATGTCATGGCTCATGCCCAACACCCGCTCTATGGCTTCTTGTGTTTCTCTTGAGTCGCCTTGTGCTTCATCTTGTGATGCCTGATGTTCATCGTTGACATAGAACTTGAGCACGTTGGGTTTACGGCCACGTTCAATTCGATAGTTTTGTCCGCCAACCCCAAAGTCAAGACTCACCAGCATGTGTTTAGAATTGGTCTTGTTTACGAGATTGTCTTTGCGAATATTTGACAGTGCTTGGCCATACAATGCATAACTCAATGCATTGATGATAGTGGTATTATGTGATAAAATTCCATTGGTAAAATATCGGTGATTGGCCGAATCCACCGAAATATCGTACATGTTTTCCATGTGCGGATGCCGGACTACAGAAGTAACCAATTCTGGTCCAGAATTGGTTTGAATTACTGAAACATTTGGTATGAGATTCTTTACATAGATTTCAGTCAAGTTGTGGTCAAATACAATATGGTCGTCTGCACACCTTAATGTCAGTCCCGATTGAGTTTGAACGGACCAGACTTGGTATGGTATTGTTTTAAATATCTTAGAAACAGGATGCCACCCGGTATCGGTTTCTATTTCTAAATTGTCAAGATCAACGACGTCGACAAATTTTCTAGTTACTGTGTCAGAAATTGAATGCATTTTTTAACTACTTCCTCTTTATTTTTCTTAAAATCACTTTCCCAAATTACCAATACTTCATAATCTTGATCTCGAACATAAATTCTTGTTTTTTACCTTCAAGATTTTTAATCCGTTGGTCTAAAACTTTATTCACTATCTCTAGTTTGCTCAGATTTGATGCCATGATATAGTTCTCCCACAGTTAGTTCGGATATTTCTCCTGTTACGGTATTACGAACTTTTATAATGGTATTTGTACAACAACACTTGCCAGTTCCGTTACGAGATCCATCTCCACCCATGTCTAGATTTTCCCCAAGTACCAGGGTGAGATCAGATCGATCAAAGTTGATACCTTGTGTTACCGCGCCAACCGACATAAAATTACGAACTGATAAATTGTTTATTTTAATCATATTGCCTCATTAAATTTTCCTTCCACGGCAACATCCTTAAATTCTCTACCCTTGATGCCTCTTCTACAGGAATATTCTGTTCAAAACATTCTCGGACACTTATAATATGATCTAGTTGATATCCGCCCTCAACACCACATAGCGTTCGTTTAAATCTATTAGGATTAATAATATCAATATTTTCTTCATAAGTTTTTTGACTAAGTCCGTGAACTTTCCTGGCATAACCAGGGAATTTTTCTCTTTCCTTAAGCATCTTATTGTATTTTTCGTTTCCTAAAAATTCTCCATATTTCTCCACAAGGCCTTCTAACGTCCATTTTTTATAGATGCGTTTGTAAACAACTTCTTGCCATTTTTTATACCCAGCCTCTTCGCCGTAACGATCAATATACCATTCCTTTGAGTTAGTATAAGATGATTTTTTAGATTTTTTGTCACTAAAAACAGCCCACAATTTTTTTCCGTTGATTTCACCGTGTCGTTCAACAAAATTTTTTTCTGTCTGCCGAGACTTCCTGGTTCTCTCAGCGTAAAGATCGTTTGCGTGACTACCGTAAAACAGTTGCCAATGCTCGAGTGAATTTCTGCGAACATCTTTTACTTTTTCTAAATTTTCAACAATAGTTAACACATTATGCTTTATCATTGTTGGGATTCGATCAGTAATGACTCTATCGTCAAGGATACTTTTATTTCGAATAAACGCAGTCTCTCCGTATTTTTTGATAACTTTTTCTAACGCTTGTATTTCATCTGGTGTTAAACTGCGATTTACTTTGTCAGTAAACCGTTTAGTTTTTATATATTTTTCAATAAACTTATTCATTGATATGTAGGCTCCGTTGCTAATGCTACTTTATTTAGTACCGTTTACAGATTCTGATAGATTTTCAGTAGTAGTTTGTTATCGTAGAATTCAGATTCAATATTGGTAATTTGATCGGTGACAATTTGATCTACTGATTCAAATTTGATCTCACCCGGTGCCATATCTGTATCCACTGAACTATTCTTGTTGGGTATCAAAGACATCTCTCTCAATGCATAATCTCGGATATATGTTTCTTTGATAAAGGTAGCTTCTTCGTATGAAATTTCAATGTCTAAGTTTACACGAACATGCATCCTGGGTGCAAGCAAAGTGGCTGCATTGTCAATGATGTTGGCTAGCCCTAGCACTCGATACCTGGGTTGATCCGGCCAAGCATGATACACAGGATCCTTGCCCCACTCTAGGATAGCAAGCCCGCGGTCGTCGTCACCAGCATCGGCGTAGTTGTGCGGGAAACAATTGCCAATGTATGTGATGTTTTTCTTGGTCTGACGTTTGTGAAAATGCCCGGTAAACACATGTTCAAAGTTTGTGAAATCTTCTCTACGCACCTCGCCATGGTCTGGCATTTCTACCATGGCATTCATGAGATACCCAGGTAATTCAAAGTGCCCAAACATGTACTTGCCTTTCAGCTTGGGGATACGTTTAAAATCGTCACCCACCAGCCAAGGAGCAATCACGACATCTCCGCTGCTGAACCAATCATTGCATATCTCAACGTTGGGGAGATGGCGGGCCCACTCAACACTTTGTATATCTCTTTTGTCGCGATAGTAGAGATCATGATTACCGGGAATAAAATAAACACGGTCAAAATTTGCATTCATGTGCTCCAGTGCCCGGAGGCTGTAGTTCAGTGTGACAATGTTGAGACTGGCTCTATTGTTATGCCAGTCACCAAGAAACATACATGTTTCACAACCTTCTGCCTTGGCTTTGGCAGTGGCCCACTTTACAAAATTCAAGCAGTCTTCGTTATGTAACGTTGAATTAGATTTGAGTCCAAGATGGATATCTGTCATCAATGCGGCCTTGCGGAATAAATTAGTCATCTTTGTATTGTAGCAGATATCATCAATGAGAGCAACGTGTGGATTGCCAAACCCATACCAGCATCAATTTCTATCATTTGGAACTATTTTAGTAAATGTAAATACCAGTTGTCCACAATCCCATGCCCGATAATATCCGTTTATTTTCATATTTTCTGTTTCAGTTAACGTTTCATCAAAAACGGATAATTTTGTTTTTAGCAAGTGTTTTTGCCATTGATTTCTAGATCCAGCAGGTAGTCCTTGTTTCACATATACGTAACCGGGCGCGGTGATATGTGTTTGTGCAAAATTTAATTTTTTATATACGTTGCCGTTGCTAAATCGACGATGGCAATAGCTAATCAACGTTTCTTGACCATTCATATAATTTTTAACAAAATGAGATAAAATTTTTGAAGCACCACCGGTAACAGAGGTGTTTTGTGTTGCGGCCAAGCGTATTAATTCCCACGTGGCGTTTTTATTAAATCTACTTTTGCCAAAAGTTCCCAGCATTAATATCTTATTCTCATGATCCACAAGTGCTATATTGACCTTGCTCTGACATGGTCCTTGCACATGATTAGCATCTAAGAATTCATTTTTTTCTTGATTGGTTACTAACTGAATTTTTAATTTTCTAGCATGCAGTTTTGTTGACAATCCTAATCTATGTTCAATCTTACTGATAATCAACTCCCAGTTATTATTTAATTCCCAATCCCAAAATTGCCAAAGATCAAATCCATGCTGCTCAGCAAGTATGGTCTTATTGAGATGGTCATTTTTATTCGGGCGGTGTTGCTCGGTATGCCAGTAACCTCCGTTAATTTCTATCCCTAGATTATGGTCCGGAAAAAAAACATCAATTTCCTTCGGTGCTATTAGTTTACGATTCTTAATCTCAATCTTAATATTTTTTGACGTAAAATAACTTAAAAATTTGCGTTCTAGTTCGGTAGTAGAATGGTAAACAATGTTAATATTATGTTTATGGTAATATTTACAAAGATTGCTTGGGCTAACATTTAGTATTTTAGCAACCTCACTTATGGTTACGTTTTTATTTTGTTCAATTAACCAACCTGAATCATTTAACTTGGCTAGTATGTCCGGATCATAGTAGTTTGTTTTTCGGGTATTCCCTATCTTTGCAGCAATATTGGGATTTTGGGAAGGATACTCAACTTGATATTTGGCTAAATTAGTTTGTCTAACTGCTTCGGCAATACTGGGGTTTAATAATGGATTTCTATTACCGTATTTCTCTATATTAGTTTTTTCAATTTGATCTTTTATTCTTTGAGATTTAAGTGGGCTTGTTTCACCAAACCGTGCTAAACACGTAGCTTCGGTTTTGTGTTGAATTTCATTACTCTGTGAAGCATACGGAACTCCAAAGTTTTTTATATTTGTAGAAATAATGCGAGCCTTAAACTCCTCGGTTTGACTATAGTGTTCCGTCCCGAATTTAGCAATAGATGTGCTTTTAACTTGTTTAGAGAATTCGGCAGATTGGCTGTAGTGCTCTGTTCCGTATTTCTCTAACGAAGTTTGTTTAGCTTTGCTGACGCTGCCGATTGCAGTGCATTTTTTAGAACAAAATGCTCGATATTGTCTTTTGTCCGGATGCCAGTTCAGCGGACTACCACAAAAGCACACTGGGATTTCGGGCAACTTGTGCTCCAGGTGATGCAGCAACTGCCGCGGATTTGATAAATTTAACCGCAGGTATGGGCCTGCTGATTCCCATACTTCTGAACGTTGTATCGTTCCGACCGTGATATATTTTAACAACTTTAACTGATCTATTGTCATACATTACCTTTGCGTATTACTACGATTATGTATGACATTACTAAAATTGCTTGATTATTCGATTTCTATTATTACTCATCCAATGTACTTACAACCGGTCCAGACATGGCTTCCATGCTGTGTTTGCCAGAGTTCTGTCGTGTCCATGATGGGTTCAGTCCATTCATTTCCAAGATATCGTCTCTGATGTTTTGATTCTTCTTTTCAATGTTTAAAATTCTAGTAAACGAATTGGTTATTGCAGCCGTGTAGTAAGCGAACGGATTCTGCGATTTTGATTCGTCGAATTGCAGTCCAATTTGGCTGAGTTGCAACAATGCTTGTCCACGCATTTCTTCATTGTAGGTATTACCGGTAAGATAAACCTTGCCGGCACGGCGGGCAACAAAACACCCATACTCGGTTTCAGGACACCAAACTTGGCCTTTATAGTGTGTGGTTGGTTGATTGGGGTGCGTGGCCTTGCCTCTGCCAATCAAGTCTCTTCCGTTACGGGAACCCCCGTGAAAATCAATGGAAGTGACATTGGTTGTGTTGCTTGCAAATTTATTAATATTGAAATAAAAGACCTGTTTTCCAAACGAGTTGTGTGTTGCCAAATTTGAGTTAGTCTTGTGCCCTGAGATTGCGCACAGGGCCTGAAATAAATCAACATGAGTTTTATCTTTTTGCGTATAACTCCATCCAGATGCCCGACCCCAGCCGTCACCGTCAACCATGGTGGCAATTAATAGTTCTCGTTGCGACGAAGTAAGATCAAGAATAAACTCCATAGATAGATTTTTTACAGGAAGAATACTAAAAATCTTGTCGGATGCTGGCCTGTTTAATAAAAAGCTAATATTCTTTTTACCTGTTGATTCGCTAAATTTAAAATTTAAAGCATGTAGACAAGCCCGAATTCGATCGGCATACACACCTTCGTTTTGATAAATTGTGACAAGTTGTTTTTTAGGTTGATAATTTCCTTCGGTAAGGATCCATCCCAATAACTCAACCATGGAATTGGAATATTTCTGTTCATTATTGGTTTTAACTGTATTACCGAGCATGACAATCTTATCCGATTGCAACAAGTATTCTACAGGAACAAGTCCGCGGTCAGTAACAATTTTATGGCCAGGTGTAATAAGTGCATCAATTCCTCTATTGGTTAGTTTATGCATTAGCCCGTCAAATTCGCTACGATAGATAGATTTAATTTTAGACCATGTTAGATCATTGCCCTCGTACGATAAGATAGTATCATTTTCTGTAATTTCATTTTCTTTAAGCCAGCCTCTCTTGGTCAGAGCTTCTGTGGTTTCGTCAACACAGTAGCCGCGCCAGTTTGATCTTGTGGCATAGCGTTCGCACAGTTTCATAAACATTTTTGCCAAAGTGCGAGTCATCTCGCCGTGATCTTTTGAAAACTCACCAGTTTCAAGATCACCTCGCCAATGACTTTTGCCCACCAAGAACGCAACTTTGTTCTCATCCACGCGATAGTGGAAAAATGGGGGGAAGTTCACCCGCATGTGTGTGGGATCTAACATGGGTTCATCAATCAATCCTACTAATGGATCGTCTTCCACAGGCTCGTCCAGTTCCAGCAGCTCTTCTAATTTTCGTTTTTTAGCCGCTGCTTTGGTAATTTTTTTGGGTGCCATAGGAATGTGTTCCCAGGTCATGACTCGAAAAACAATATCTGTGTTGGGGATTTTTTTAGGATCAATGATCTCGCCGGTTTCACGTTTGATACGATCTGCACGATTTCTACGTGCTTCGGCTGTGCTCTTTTGATTGATCTTGCTTACACTTGGAAGGATAATGTCGTATTGATGATCCAGATCTGGATCTCTAAACGCACAATAATTCTTTTTGCTGAGATGAATTTCTTTGAGAATATCTCTGTTGTTGAGATAGTTGGTTTTTGGTGTTGCTCTTGTAATGGTCGACATTAGGGCGAGATCCTTTGTAGTATTATTTATTATAGCACGTTTTTCCATTTTGTCAATGGTTATAAACTGGGCAGTTTATTTTTTGAGTAAATAAAGGATAGGGAACTATCATGGCATACAATAGAAATAACGCAACAACATTCAATCAATTGATACGACAAGGTCTATTGTTGAATGAATCCAGTGTAGAGTCAGGTATCAGTACTGATGCTGCCTCATACGGATTAGGTACAAATGACAATGCAAGTGCAATAATTCCAGGTGCTGGCGGAACCGTGGCTGAATCGGGCCTAACGCAAGTGTCTTATACACAACCCAGTATAGCCGTGGATGCACAAGGTTTTTTGAATAATGCACCAGTACCAACTATTGATCCACGAATAATTGTGAGAGCTACAACACTGCCTACTACGTCAACAGTTACTCAACCGTTTCCCTTTGCAGACAATACCATTGAGATAGACCCTGAGTTTGCATTTACTGAAGCTGAACCAGTGGATACTGAACTGGCAGCTATTCAGCAGGCACAGGCCGATGATGCTGAACTGTTTGGACTTACGCCGACTCCTGAACCAGTGGATACTGAACTGGCAGCCATTCAGCAGGCACAGGCCGATGATGCTGAACTGTTTGGACTTACGCCAACTCCTGAACCAGTGGATACTGCATCTTTTGCCGAGCAGGCAGCTATTCAGCAGGCACAGGCCGATGATGCTGAACTGTTTGGTGCCACTGCTTTGAACTCACAGGCTGTGGTCGGCACACAATTGGCACAGAGACAAGCAGTATTAGAAGCTCAAAAAAAGTTGGTCAACAACGGTGATTGGCGTGTGCGGCTCAGTCTTGCCGCTGGTGCTGACTATTTGTACAATGAATCACCAAACGGCATACTTTGGCCTTTAAAACGGACCAACGGGGTGATATTTCCATACATGCCCAAGATTGATGTAGGATACAAAGCTGACTACGAACCGTACTCGCTCACACATTCAAATTACAAAGGTTATTTTTACAAAAGCAGTTATACTGATGCTGTGACTCTCAATGCAACATTCACAGCGCAAGACACATCTGAGGCCAATTATTTGTTGGCGGTGATACATTTTTTTAGATCAGTGACAAAAATGTTTTATGGTCAAGATGCACAGCGTGGTGCACCACCACCACTGGTATATCTAACCGGTCTTGGAGAATATCAGTTTGCAGCACATCCTTGTGTGGTCAACAGTTTTCAATACAATCTGCCCAATGATGTAGATTATATCCGTGCAGGTAGCCCCAACATCAATGGTACTAATTTACTTACTCGCAGAGCCAGACAAGACTTGCCTACCAATCCTATAACAGGCGCTGTCAAGAGATTAGAAAACTTGTTTTCTAGTCAAGGTATCAACAAAGGTGCTATTTCAATTCCACCGGCACCACCAACATTGGGCAAAAACTCACCAACCTATGTGCCTACCAAGATTGATATGGTAATAAGTTTATTGCCCATGCAGACTCGGGCGCAGGTCAGCCAAGTGTTCAGTCTCAAGAGTTTTGCCAACGGTGACTTGATCAAAGGAGGATTCTGGTAATGGCCACATATGACTCAACTAGTGCATACTATACCACAGGGTATAGTCAATTTTTCTTGGATGTGATGGCCAATCGTGCTATCCCCAAAGAAAGTGATGATCGACTCATGCAGATCAATCAAACATATCAGTATAGACCTGACCTGTTGGCCTTGGACTTGTATGACAATCCCAGCCTCTGGTGGGTGTTTTATCAGCGCAACCCCAACACACTTGCTGCACCGCCACTGGATTTTAAAGCAGGGGTACAGATTTATCTACCCAAAATAACCACATTGCGTGGTGTATTAGGATTCTAATCAATGTCAATACAAAGTAATATTGTACGTATCAAATTGGACATCGAGTATGAGCAAGATAGTATACGTGCGTTTGAAGAAAGATTGCAAAATCCAACTCTTACGCCGTTACAACGATCCAGCGCAGAGAGAAATCTAGTCCGAACACAACAAAGGCTAGTTACCTTACAAGCTGAACTAGCTGATTTACAAACGCAACTCAATGCAGCACCCAGTAGCGCAGGCAATACCACTGCACAAGCACAAGTGGCCAGAGATGATCAGGCCAATACCACTGCAACAGCACCGCAGCAGCAAGTGGAAACTCCAGACGGACGCATTACTAACAAACTGTCTGGGGCACCTACCAATGCTGACGAGCCTGCAACAACTGTAAATGGAAATGCAGATGCTGGTACCAATGCCGAAACAAGAACAATTAACACCACTCAGGCTATACCATCTCCGGAGCCATTCGGCGCATTGCCAGAACCGCCGTCATTCTTGGATCCTCCACCACAAGACATTGCACCAGTTAATAATGCCACACAAGGTGGTGTAGGCGCTCGCGGCGATGATGCTGCACAACCCACTACCAATGCTGTGCGAAACAGACTGGATGAACTTTATGGCGGTGCATCCAACGCTATTATATCACAAGACAATATCTTGGATTTTTATGCCAGCTATACCTATAGTCTCAGCTGGTATCTAGTGGACCCTGCCACTTATAATCAGTTGGTTAAATCACCAAAGAGAAATCTTGAAGGCTATTACCTTTTGGTACAAAGTGGCGGAGCACCAGTGAATAATCAAGCGCCCACAAACAACGGTACCAATCCCACTGTGCAAACATCTGGCACTGTGGGGTATGGACGTAGTCCTTTTTTCCCATTGGATTATTACATTGACAATCTTGAATTTGACATAAAATATGGAGGAACTGCCACCGGCGGTGCAGCCGCCTTTGGTAAGCTGACTTTTACTATTACTGAGCCCAACGGAATTTCGTTGTTGGACAATTTGTACCGTGCGGTGGCAGATTTGTACAGCAAGAAAAATATTATTAAACCAGGAGTTGCACCAACTTACTCTTCGGCTGTGTATGTGATAGTGATAAGATTTTATGGATATGATGTGAATGGAAATCTTGTACAACCTATTGCAAGACGCACCGGGGTCACAGACAGTCAGGCAGCAGTGGAAAAATTTATTCCTTTTATCATCAGCAACATTGACTTTAAAGTGGCCAACCGGCTGGTTGAATATCAAGTTTCAGGCACAGTACCGGGCACAGCAACAGGCTTCAGTACCAATCGTGGTAGTATTCCACAAAACTTTCAATTTCAAGGAACCACAGTGAAAGACATCCTAATTGGAACTGTGGTACAACAAACAGCCAGTCAAGCAGCTGGTGATCAGGTGAGAAATGGCATTCCTATACAAACCTCTCCGCCGGTCAGTAGCAATATACAAGAATCTCAACGGCAAATGCAAGCTATACTAGATGGTACTGGTACTGGTTTATGGGAAAAAGGATAATATGGCTACTAATGTAACACCAAGATCTTCTGACAACTCGGGTGAGAATCGATCAGCTGCTGCTATTGCTGGGGCTGCACCTGCCAAAGCTGATGCAGCCCCAAAGCCCGGGGCCACTCAAGTGGCCACTGGGTTGATAGCAGCACTCAATTCCTATTGGGGGAAAATAGCTGAATCTAAAGGTATAATACCTGACATATACGAAATTAAATTTGTTGACCCACTGTTAAGCAATGCTAGCGTGGTACCACCTGGTCCATTGGATAAAAATTTTGCTGGTGGATCTTTACAGGCCACCGCTGCCGATGAGCTCTTGAGCGAAAAACAAAACATGAGTCCGGCTGTGCGACAACGATCAGCTACAGCTGGACAGCAAATCATACAGTTTATTGATACAGTATTGAGGAACAGTAATTATATCACAGATCAGCAAAAAATTACATGGAATGGAAAAACAAATAGTTGGGAATACAACGGAAAACCTGCACAGAACTTTGCATGGTTTAATATTTCTTGTCAAGCTGAACAATTGCAGTATGATCCCAAGCAGAATGATTTTGCATACAGAATAACTTATATCATTGCACCGTATCAAGTTCCTGTTCAAAGTGAATACTTTGACAACGGCAGTTTTAGAGGCGTGCATAAAGTTTACAACTACTGGTTCACTGGTCAAAATTCTCAAGTTTTGAACTTTGAACAAAATTACAACAATGCTTGGACACAGGCTTTGACCAGTGATGCTTCTGTCAGAGCAGGCAATGAATCTCTAGCCAGTCGAGTCAACAGCAGAGAGCAATGGAAAAAGCGATACATGCCTGCCAGTAATCAAGCTAGACAAGGCGGTGATGGTAATACATTTGAACCTGGGGCTAATGCTGCAGATTATCTTTACACTAGTAATATTGCCAATATTGAATTGAGCATATTGGGAGATCCTGCGTGGATCCCGCCACCAACCAACATACAGCCGGGGCAATTTAGTACATCGGCATTTTTTCCTGATGGCAGCATCAACTTCACAGCCAGCGCAGCATATTTTGAATTTGCCTGGAATAAGCCAACTGATTACAATCTCACAACTGGTCTGATGGATCCGGGACAAAACAACTTTGGCTCTAACAGAATTGCTGGTACAGCAGGTATTGCTCAACAAGCAGTGTCATATCAAGCTACTGGGGTGAAAAGTAGATTTCGCGGTGGAAGATTTACTCAAGAACTATCAGGCAATTGGGTACAATCACCTGCCAAGAATGCTGTAGCTGCTGCCGACACAGGTAGAAAAACTGATCCTGTGACTGGAAAGAAATCAGTAGGCAGCATTGGCAATGTTCAGAACACTGCACCAGCAACCACAGTTAATTCTGGGACACTGTTGGCAGGCGCATCTGTGTATAATATTAATAATCCGGATAGTGCTCAGTCGGCAGTAAATATTGATTCTTCATCAACAGCCAATTCAATTGCATCAATTAACAATGCAGAACCTAGACCAGCTATACCACCCACAGTGGATGTGGGAGTACAAGTGGCGGATCTATTTGCAGCACCACCAGTATTAGGTGCTGGTTATGTGGCGGGTGACGAAGACACCACTGCGTTTGTTTCTCCAAACCCACCACAAGGTATTGTAAATGATGATCAGGGCAAACCACAATAAAGGAAATATGTTGCAATGACAACTAATATAAATCAAGCCTCAGGAAGAACAAAGAATTTCAAGTTTGATCGCGGCGGCACACCTGCCGAAATGGGACCATTTATTGGTCGTATTGTCAACAACATTGATGCCACTAGAGCCGGTCGTGTACAAGTGTTCATTGAACAATTTGCTACTGGACAACCCAGCACCAATTCTGAGACCTGGCGATGGGTGAGATATCTATCACCGTTCTATGGTGCTACAGAAAAAAATAGTACCAGTGCGGGTGCAGGTTCATATCCAGGCAATCAACAAAGCTACGGCATGTGGTTTACTCCTCCGGACATTGGAACTTCAGTCATGTGTTTTTTTGTTGAAGGCGACCCTGATCAAGGTTATTACGTTGGTAGTGTGATTGACAACAGTTTGAACCACATGCTGCCTGCCATTGGAGCAGCTAAACAAGCTCAGTATGTCACACAAAACAAAACGCAGACAGCATATTTTGCAAATTCGCCACAATTGCCAGTTACTGAGATCAATACTGCAAATAAAGAATTAGATCAGAATCCGCGATTCTTTGAACAACCCAAGCCGGTACATAGCTATCAAGCAGCTATATTTTTCCAGCAAGGTCTAGATAGAGATCCTGAACGTGGCCCTATCATAAGCAATGCACAGAGAGAAAGTCCAAGCACGGTTTATGGAATATCTACACCAGGGCAGCCCATTTATCAAGGTGGTCTAGATCCTGCAACCATACGCAAACAACTCAGCGCAGGCACAGTTAAACCGCAAGACGTCACAGTGATTGGACGCAAGGGCGGACATACATTGGTCATGGACGATGGTGACCTGGAAAATAAAAATGCCTTGTTTAGATTGAGAACATCCAAAGGTCATCAGATCATGATGAATGATTCTGAAAACTTCTTTCAGATCATTCATGCCAATGGACAGAGCTGGATAGAGTTTGGCGAGGAAGGCACCGTGGATGTTTTTTCCACTAACTCAGTAAATGTTCGTACTCAAGGTACTATAAACTTGCATGCTGACAAAGACATCAACATGTATGCCGGCGGCGAAATCAACATGAAATCAAATTCTGACACCAACATAGGCGCAGTGGGCACCTTGAACATAGCCAGTCAAGGTGAAATGGTATTGTATGGTCAATCAACTGTGGGTATAAAAGCCGACGGCTCTTTAGCATTGCAAAGCACAACAACTGGATCATTTGATGGTGGTGCATCACTGAGACTCAAAGCACTCAGAATAGACCTAAATGGATTACCAGCCACCCCAGTTCAAACTCCTAGACTGTATCCCAAAACCACATTGGATGATACTGAATTTGATAATTCAACTGGTTGGAAAGTAAAACCCAATTCGTTGGAAAGTATTGTTACTCGTGCTCCTACTCATGAGCCATATCCGTATCACAACAAAGGGGTAGCAGTCAGTGTAAATCTTGGAGGCAAAGGAGCTCCTACGCCACCGCCAGCAGCAGAACCAGTTCCTACAAACTGGAGTATCATAAGAAAATCATGAGTAACTTTACATTCACAGGCCCAGATGGCGCAACTTACGAAGTACAAGGCCCAGCCAATGCCACGTTTGCTCAAGCTCAAGCAGTGTTTTCTCAACAAACATCCACAGGTGGATTGACTGGGTTACCAGTGGGCGGGCTGGTTAATGCTGTTACTCAATCAGCTGGCGGGCTGAGTTCTGCGTTGGCACAACTGGGCCCACAAGCTATAAATTTAACAAAACAAATAGGCAATTTTATTAATTTGCCAAACTTAACTGGCCTACCAGTACCAAACGCTATCACAGTCAGCGATTTTGTAAATACCAAAACAGTATCACAAGCCTTGGGATCCATTGGAGCTACGCAGATACAAGGATTAGTGGCGCAAACTGCTGCATCGGTCAATCAAGCCACTGATGCAATTTCCTCTATCAAAGGTCTGGGGCAATTTGGACTCAATGCTGATCAACTGCAACTGTCTGGATTGATCAAACCAGGTTTAGCTGATCAGATAAATTTTGATCCATCAAAATTTACCAGCATACTATCAAGCCCTACCAGCTGGACAGGTAAGCTAGGCGCTACAGACATTGGTTCTTTACTCAGCAGCAGTAGTTTACAAACAACAGTACAACAAGGACTAATGAGTGTAAACTTTGATCAGCTAAAGCAACTGGGTGCTATCACCGGATTGGAATCAGCAACACAGTTGGGCCCATTGATAAATGTAGCTACAAAATTTGGTGCAGGTACCGCTACTGAATGGTTAGCAAGTGCCACAGGAGCGTCGGGTATTGCCAGCGCAATAACCAGTGGATTGGGTGGCAACATAAGTGGTTTAATCTCGGGCAGCGGAATTGGTGGTGCGTTAACAGGCGGTGTGAATAATTTGTTGTCTGGAGGTGTGAACAATTTATTATCTGGCAGTGTGAACAATTTATTATCTGGCGGCGTAGGCAGTTTGTTGTCTGGAGGTGCAGGTAGCTTGTTGTCAGGCGGGGTAGGCAGTTTGTTATCCGGGGGTGCAGGCAGTTTGTTGTCCGGCAGTGTGGGAGGGTTATTGTCGGGCGGAGTAGGTGGGGTGATTTCCAGTGGATTATCATCAGTACCGGGATTATCATCGGTAATAAATGGATTTGCTCAATCTGCACAATTTGCACAAGTATTTTCTTTTGCTAGTTCTTTTCTAGGCGGCGGCGGCAATCCATTGGAAGCAGGCACTGTGACACCCCCTGCTGCTACAAACACAGTGAATAGACAAACTGTGAATCAAGCAGTATTGGCCATAATTGGCAATAGCAAGATATCCCTACCAGATTTTGCACCATCAGCGTAAATCTGCATTGGAATCCAATGGATAAATATCAACATGCCTACATTCATTGGATTCAACACACAAAATCAAAACAAAAAGTTTACGCTAGTAGACCAAGAGTTAATCAAGCGTGACCTCTTGAACGCTTTTAACATATTGCAAGGACAACTGCCTGGGCGTCCTGCATACGGTACTATACTTTGGGATTTTTTGTTTGAAAGTCAAGACCAAACTACCATGGCTGCTATCCTGCGGGAAGTACAGCGTGTGGCCAGCGGTGACCCTAGAGTGGCAATTACAGATGTAAATTTATTCCCACAGGAAAATGGTGTGTTGATTGAAATTGAAGTACAGTTTGTTCCTAATACCGATGCTCAATTGCTGAGTGTGTTCTTTGATCAACAACAACGTAGAGCTTCGTTTGTATAAACGTAGCCGTTTATATGTTTGGTAAATAACAAATAACAACGGACGATCATGGCAACCACTACAAGACAAACAGTTATATTCGGAGTAGAAGATTGGAAACGCATCTACCAAACCTACAGAGAAGCGGATTTCCAAAGCTACGACTTTGAAACCCTACGCAAAAGTTTTGTAGACTATCTGCGCCAATATTATCCTGAAACCTTCAATGATTACATTGAAAGTTCAGAATTCATTGCACTGCTAGATGTAATAGCATTCATGGGTCAGGCCATGAGTTTTCGTAATGATCTCAACACCAGAGAAAACTACATAGACACAGCCGAACGTAGGGACAGTGTGGTTCGGCTGGCAAATTTAATAAGCTATACACCCAAACGAAACACTGCTGCCAGTGGTTACCTCAAAGTATTTTCTGTGCAAACCACAGAGAACATCACGGATTTTAATGGTATAAATTTAGCCAACGTCACAATCAATTGGAACGATCCTACCAACTTCAACTGGTTAGAACAGTTCACAGCCATCGTCAATGCAGCATTGGTTGACTCACAAAGAGTTGGTCGCCCAGGCAACCGCGAAACTATTGTGGGTGTGGACACATCTGAATACTCAATCAACTTGGTTCCAGGATTTTTGCCAGTGTTACCATACACCGCCACTGTGGACGGAGTCAACATGCCATTTGAAGCAGTGAATGCCACTTCAGTAGGAACACCATCTACATCACCGTTTATTTTTGAACCAGCACCGCAACCCAACGGCATTTTCAACATATTGTTCCGTAATGATTCACTGGGATATGCAGCAGCAAACACAGGATACTTTTTCTACTTCAAGCAAGGTGTGTTGCAGAATCAAGATTTCAACTTGGCTGAACGTATTCCTAATCGCACAGTCAATATCAATATTGAGGGTGTAAACAATGAAGATCGTTGGTTGTTCCAATTAGACAATGTTGGCACAGTCACTAGAGAATGGCAGTATGTGCAGTCTGTATATGCTGCGGCAGCAGAACAACTGGCTCCTGAACAACGCAGTTTATATTCAGCCACATCCAGAGCCAATGATCAAATAACATTGACATTTGGTGACGGCGTGTTTTCAGCTGTGCCTACTGGATTGTTCCGTGCGTATGTTCGTGCATCAAACGGATTGCAGTACATTATCAATCCTGAAGAAATGCAAAGTGTGGTATTGCCCATCAGCTATATCAGCAGATCAGGACAGTTAGAAACTATCACATTCACTTGTGGTATTACAACTCCAGTGAGCAATGCTCAGGCTAGAGAAACACTAGATGAAATCAAACAACGTGCGCCTGCTAGATATTACACGCAGAATCGCATGGTCAACGGTGAAGATTACACCAACTTTCCGTTTACTGAATACAATTCTATAATCAAGAGTTATGCATTGAATCGTGCCAGCATTGGTACCAGTCGATATCTTGATCTAGTGGACAACACAGGCAAGTACAGTTCTACAAATATTTTTGCATCCGATGGTGCCATATGGGAAGACAATCAGCTGCCTACATTTTTGTTTACTTGGCTTACTAACAATGAAATTGCTGATGTGATCAGTAATCAAGTGCAACCACTGTTATCAACTGATGCATTTGTACAGTTTTATTATGCCAACTTCCCTAGACCCAATCTATCAGCGTTGAATTTGACGTGGAAGCAAAGCACAACCCTGGCCAATGAAACCACAGGATATTTTGAGAATGCTGCACCGAATCCTGCACCCATCAGTATATACAGCAGTACCAATTCAAAGTTCATCACAGTGGGCAGTTTGGTTAAATTTGCAGCACCAGCAGGCTATTTCTTTGATGCCAACAATCGTCTTAAATTAGGGATACCCACACTGGCAGATGAACGGTTGTATTTCTGGGCCAGCCCTTTGAGTATCTATTTAGACGGAACAAACCAAGGTCAAGGAGACTTTGTAGACGGAACTGGCCCTGTGGCATTGAATGTGTTTGTACCAACTGGTGCAATTCCAACGGATGTAATTCCATTGCTTATCACTAATTTCCCCAGCAGTTTGATTACAGAAATCACACAGCAAATATTACTGTATAGAAATTTTGGTCTAGGCTATGACAACACAGGTGCAATCACTGGTACTCCTTACACTTGGTATCTAATCAGTTCTAACAACATAGATATTGATGCCACATTTAGTCTAGCAAATGCAGGCAGCACGTCTGGAACAAATCAAGATGCCAGCTGGATGATCCAGGCAGTGACCGATGGAACAAAATACACAGTGACCAGTCGTGCCTTGGTATACAACTGGGGATCAGTGTTACAGACTAGATTTTTCTTTGAAAACAGCAATCGAATTTATGATCCCCGACTGGGCAACGTGGTCAGTGACTTTATCAATGTGCTCAAAGTCAACAGTTTGCCTGACTCAAATAGTCCACTGCCCGGGGATATCTTTCTCAAGATCACTGGACAGCCGGTACAGTCAGACGGTCTGGTTGACGATTTCCAAGTCACTGTCAGCTACGAAGATCGTAACAATGATGGGGTTACAGATGACCCTGATTTCTTCAATGAGATTGTTGCACCCACTGTGAATCCAAATACAAAATATGTGTTCTTCCAACAAACTGTTGACTTTGATAATTTACAACGTTATTTGTTAATTGCTCCAGGGGTTGTTGATAGTGATTATGCCACCATGAATGACATTGAAGCTGTAAAATCTCAATATGTTGTTGGGCAGATCTTTTATGCATATTCTCAAACAATAACCGTAGGTCCATTGACTGGACAAGTGGGTGCGTTTTATCAATTGGTAATCAGCACCAATGGTACACGAAGTCTCTTAGATGTCACAGCAGAGTGGTTGGCCCAGGTAGGCCGATCAGGCATGTATTTCCAATACAGACACAATGCTCCGCTGACAGATCGTATTGATCCGGGCACTACCAACATTATTGATTTGTATGTGGTAACACAAGCCTATTATACTGCTTATCAGAATTGGATTAGAGATTCAACAAACACAGTGCCCGAGCCTGATGTTCCCACAATCAATGAACTTGACACAGCATATCAAGGACTTGATTCTTACAAAATGATATCTGACAATATAGTATTAAATTCAGTATCATTCAAGCCGTTGTTTGGTCCCAAAGCAGCTGAAAATCTACGTGCAACTATCAAGGTAATACGTGCTGCCAATTCCACTGCCAGCGAAAGTGAAATCCGAACCTTAGTGGTGGCCAATTTGAATGAATATTTCAGCATAGACAAATGGAATTTTGGCGATACGTTTTATTTCTCTGAACTGGCTGCTTACATACACAGAAACATGGGCGGCATTGTGAGTTCAGTAGTCCTGGTACCATTGGATCCATTGAAATATTTTGGTGACTTGTATGAAATACGTTCTGCACCATATGAAATATTTGTCAATGGTGCTGGTGTAAGCTCAGTTGAGGTGATCACTTCCTTGACTTCAACAAATATTAGAACTGCACCTGGCAGCGGAGTAATTTAATGGCCACAACAAAGTCGGTAGATTTTCTACCACCAATATTCCAAACCAGCACCAACAAACAATTCTTATCGGCTACATTGGATCAACTGGTTCAGGAACCTGAATTCAAAAAAACACAAGGATTTGTTGGACGTCATGTGGGCCCGGGTGTAAACCCCAATGACTATTATGTGATTGAACCCACTGCTGATCGTTCAAATTATCAATTGGAACCGGGTGTTATAAGTTTAGTACCAGACACCAATACTATTGCAGATGCAGTGACCTATCCAGGTATAACTGATGCCATAGGCCGCCAAGGTGGATTTACCAACAACTCAGCAAGACTGTATACCAGCGATTACTACACCTGGGATCCTTTTATAAACTTTGACAAGTTTACAAATTACAGTCAGTATTACTGGTTACCCGGCGGCCCTATATCTGTAGGAGTAAGCGGAGACACAATTCCAATCACAGCCACATATACTGTGACCAGAACAGATACATCGTATGAATTTTCCAGCATCAAAGGCCAGAACCCTGCGATCACTTTGGTACGTGGCGGAACTTATGAGTTTGCAGTTAATCAAGCTCCTAACTCTTTTTGGATACAAGCAGAACCTGGAGTAAATGGACAGTTGTCATATGCTCCCAACATCAGCTCTAGAGATGTGTTGGGTGTTACTAACAATGGTGAAACTTCAGGAACTGTTACTTTTAGTGTGCCTTTTAAAACTGCTCAACAGTTTTATTACGATCTTGACCTGGCTCCTACTGTGCCCACAGCTGGACAAGTTGATTTGCTAACTGACATTGATTATAATCAAATCAATGGTGTGCTGGTATCTACATTTTTTACCAACTATCCTTCAGGTATAGATGGTATAACCAATCTTCAAAATCGTACAGTGGTATTCAACAATACCACAGCACCCACTGATGTATATCAAATACAGTACATAGGCAGCGGAGCAGGTGAGACTATACAACTAGTGCCGGTTTTGTCGGTGCCTAGTCTAAACAGATTTACCATTATGTTTGGTGCCGAATACAGTACCACACAGTGGTACGTGAATGCATCAGGCTACTTTGAACAAATACCTTTGCTGACTGCTGTACAAGATACACTGTGGTATCAAGATGGAACCAATCCAGAAATTTTTGGACAAATTAGACTGGTAACTCAGACTCAATCTGCCACTATCAATGTGGTCACTGACATTCTTGGCAAGCAAAACTATACTTCTCCCAACGGAGTGGTATTCACTAACAATTTAAAAATCACGTTTCAGGGCACCGTGACGCCTGCTAGTTATCAAGCTGAGACTTATTACGTGGCCGGAGTAGGCACAGCTATACAATTGTTGTTGGAAACTGATTATGTCACTCCAGAGATTGTACGTACCGCTAGCACTCCTTGGGATTTTGTTGCCTGGGATAGTGACAATTGGGACGGAACACTAAATCAACCATTGGATCCTGACTATATCACAATGGCACTAGATAGTGCTGATCTTAATGCATGGACAAGATCAAATCGCTGGTTTCACATCGATGTAATCAACGCGGCAGCTGCCTATAATAACACAAATGCAGTAGTGGATAACCAATATCGGGCCAAACGTCCAATTGTTGAATTCCGTGGAGGCACACGGTTGTACAATATGGGTACCCAAGCCAAGCAGCCGGTGAACATAATTGATTTAAATCAAACCGACGCATTATCCCAAGTTAATGGAAAAACTCAATACACTGTGCTCAACGAGTCGGGTGTCTCGGGGTATCAGCTACAACAAGGTAATAGGGTAATTTTTGCACAAGATACCGATCTACAAGTACGTAACAAGATTTATGTGGTGGACTTTATTAGCCCTGCATATGATGAATTTTTTGACAGCACATTACTTTATCCACAACCGGTCATTAATCTAGTACCTGCGGATGACGCACAGGCATTGATAGATCAATGTGTGGTTTGTTTAAGTGGTTCACTGCAAGGTGTGACTTTTTATTATGATGGTATACAATGGATTCGGGCACAGCAAAAAACTACTGTGAATCAAAATCCCATGTTTGATGTGTACGATCAAGCAGGATATAGCCTTGGCAATCGTGTGGTATATCCAAGTTCAACTTTTTCAACTACTAAAAACAATATTGGCACCACAACCGGCGGTAGCCCGTTGTTCAGCTATGCTGTTGGACCGGGCACTGTGGCAGATACTGTGTTGGGATTTCCACTCAGGTATCTTAGCTTGAACAACATTGGCGATATTGTGTTTGATAACAATCTTTATGCAGACACTTTTATCTACGTCAAGGACAACGTACAACAAACTGAAAATATCAGTATAGGTCATGTGCGACAATATGAAAATCGAACTGTGTATGCCAAAGAACTTGGTTGGCAGCCAGCAGTGGTCAAGAGTGAAATTTATCAACAATTTAGTTTTACCTATGGTACCACACCCATAACAGCATCTATTTCAGGCACCACCTTGACCGTGACACAAGGCCCAGCCAATGGATCATTGTTGATTGGACAGAGTCTTAGTGGTAAAGGAGTCAGTCCCGGCACTGAAATCACAGGATTAATCACTGGCACAGGCGGAGTGGGCACATATACCATTACTCCATCACAAACTGTGCTGTCGGGCATTATCACAGCAACCACACCATTGATTCTGGATGTGGCTGCACTGCCAACTGGAATGATACCCAGTATCAAAGTGTATGCCACCAGCGTGAGTCAAAACTACAGTAGTTTATTTCAAGACCCAGGCAATTACACAGTCACTACCACAGATGACACCACAATTATTAGATTCAATCCCACAACAAAAATAGTGTTGGGAGATATCGTTGAAGTATTGGTGTTGAGCGATCAGGTGAGTGCAGTTGGATTCTACCAAGTTCCTATCAACTTGGAAAACAATCCGTTAAACGGCAACAGTCCATTTTTTACATTGGGTACCATAAGAACACACTATGATTCTATTGCAGAAAATTTAGTCAATCTCACTGGCAGTGTGAATGGTGCCAACAACACAAGAGACCTGGGCAATATTGTTCCTTACGGTTTGAGCATTTTGCAACAAAGCTCACCTATGACACTGGCTGGATACTTTTTACGCAAACCTGATTACGATATCTTTGCGTCGTTGGCATTCAATTCCAGAGAATACGAAAAATTCAAAGCACAGTTCTTGAACACAGCAGCTCAAGGTGACTACACAAATATGTCGGTGGCAGAAATACTCAATGCAGTATTTTCAGAAATCAACACAGGCCGTATCAGTTCAAACCCATTCTATTGGTCAGACATGTTGCCCACCGGCACAGTGTACACTCAATTACAGACCACTGTGACCCCTATCACTGGACAAGTGTTTGACCTTGACCAAGTGTACAATTACACTTCTGCTAATTATCAAGCATTGTTGGTATACATCGATGATCAACTGCTGACCAGAAACGTAGAATATACTGTGAGTGTTGATGCACCAGTGATCACAATCTTGATACCTCTCACAGTGGGAGAAGTTGTGACCATTCAAGAGTACGAAGCTACTTTTGGTAGTTATGTTCCCAACACTCCTACCAAACTGGGATTGTATCCAGCTTATGTGCCTGAAATATTCCTGGATGAAACTTATGTAACACCAATATTTGTCATTCGCGGGCATGATGGATCTATTACCAGAGCATTCGGTGATTTCCGTGATCAGTTGTTGTTGGAATTTGAAACTAGAGTTTATAACAACTTGAAACTGGATGGCAATCCAGTGCCATTGACTGCGGCACAAGTGATTCCAGGAGAATTCCGCACCACTGATTATAGTCTAGTAGAGATACAAAATATTCTAAATCAAGACTTTTTGACTTGGGTGGGCTGGAACAAACTTGATTATAAAACACAAGATTATGTTGCAACCAACGAGTTTACTTGGAATTACAGCACAGCCTCAAACAAACTCAACAGTGATCCATTGTTGATTGGTGCCTGGCGCGGCATTTACAATTACTTCTACGACACCATCTATCCAGCCACACGTCCTTGGGAATTGCTGGGATTCAGTGAACGACCAATATGGTGGCAGAACCAGTATGGTCCAGCACCTTATACTTCAGGTAACCTGGTGTTATGGGGCGATTTGGCTGCGGGCTTGGTAAGAGATCCAGTGGCTCCTTATGTTCTTTCAGAATATGTTCGCCCTGAATTATTGCAAGTGATTCCAGTTGATAGCGAAGGAGCATTGTTAAGTCCTCAACAAGTGATGGTAGGCAACTTCAACTCAGCCGATTTCCGCAAGAGCTGGACTGCAGGCGACGACGGTCCTGTAGAAAATGCCTGGCGTACCTCAAGTGCATATCCATTCGCCATCATGCGATTGTTGGCATTGACTCGACCTGCTGAATTCTTCTCATTGTTTGCTGACAGAGACCTTTACAAGTTTGACACCGAGTACGAGCAGTATCTCTACAATAATCGTTATAGATTAGATGCCAATGGTGTTGAAGTGTATGGCAACGGTACCAGCAAGGCCAGCTATATTGATTGGATAGTAGACTTTAACCGAGTCAGTGGTATCAACTCAACTGATGCTCTCACAGCTGATCTTAAAAATCTTGATGTGAGACTATGCTATAGAATGGCATCATTCTCTGGCAAAAATCTACTGGAACTGTATACTGAAAAATCTAGTCCCAACAGTTCAAACTCCAGTTTGTTGTTGCCCGACGACAGTTATAATTTGTTGTTCTACAAAAATGTGCCATTTGCACAACTCACTTACTCAAGTGTGATTGTGCAAAGCACTGCCACAGGATGGGCAGTGTATGGTTACAATATGAGTCAACCATATTTCAACATTTTGCAAAGCAAAATTAATGGTAGTTTGGGAATTATATCAGCTGGCAACAGCACAGTTCGTGTGCCAGTGACCTACACTGATAATGTGGTACAGATACCATATGGTTATGTGTTTACTAATCAAACATTAGTGGCTGACTTCTTGTTGAGTTACGGAGCATTGTTACAACGTCAAGGTCTAGTATTCAACACATTGGAAAATGGATATGAGTTGAATTGGAATCAAATGGTCAGTGAATTCTTGTACTGGAGCAATCAAGGATGGAATACTGGCAGTATCATCAATTTGAATCCCGGTGCAAGCAAATTGATTGTGCAGCGTGTTGGTGCAATTGTTGATAGCATTGCAGTACAAACCACAGAGAACATGGTTTTAACAGCTGACCGTGTGCCATTTAATGCTAGAGATTTGGTAATTGAACGCCTGGATAATACTTTTACTATTACCAGTTTGACTACTGAGACCATTAACTTTCTCAACATCAAGTTCACCAGTTATGAGAACATGATTGTATTGGACAATACCAGTATCTTTGCTGACTTGATTTATGATTCCATAACTGGGGCACGACAGAGTCGTATCAGACTGGTAGGTTGGACCACTACAGAATGGAATGGACAATTAAATGCTCAGGGATTTGTATTAAATCAAGACAACGTTGAGCCATGGAATCCATTGAAGAAATATGCTCGTGGTGAAATTGTAAAATGGAAAAATACTTATTACAGTGCCATTAACATAGTACAACCATCTGCAGAGTTTGATATCAACAACTGGAGAGTGTCTAACTACACATTAATCCAACAAGGATTACTGCCTAACTTGTCCAACAAGAGCAATCAATTGGCCAACAGTTATAATATCTACACTGCTAACCTTGAACTCAATCAAGATTTATTTTCATATGCATTGATTGGATGGAAACCTCGACAGTACATGGTAAATCTAGAACTAGATAGCACCAGCCAGGTCAGTTTATATCAACAATTTTTAGGCACCAAAGGCACGTTGCGTGCCACTGACTTATTCTCGTTTGCTGATATAAGAAATGGCCCCGCACAGTATCAGATCTACGAAAATTGGGCCATACTTCGCGCAGTATACGGTGCCAATGCCAATCGCAGTTTTTATGAACTGCAACTCAACGAAGCCGTGCTTACTTCTAACCCTAGTACCATTCAAGTTATTTTGCCCAACCAACCCAGTTTGGCTGAACAAACAGTTCTGTTGAGCAACTTGTGGAAAACCAGTTACAAGATAACCAGCCCAGACATATTAACCACAGTGACCATACCCACAGAATATTCGGCATTGCCCAGTGCTGGTTATGTGAATTTTGATGATGTTGACATCACTGTATTTGATATTGCAAACACTGAGGAAATAAATGCCAACATTGACAATATCAATGTAGGAACTGATATATGGGTAGCAAGAGTCAATAGTTACGATTGGGGAATTTTTAGAACCAGCCAACTGCCAGGATATCTAAGCACAGTTACTACAAATCTTGATGGTACTAGTGTGTTCACCTTCAGTCAACCTCACGGTATTACAACTGTGGGTCGTTTGTTTATCATTCGATTCTTTTCAGATGAAGTCAACGGAGTTTATGAAGTAATACGTATACCCAGTATCACACAATTGGTTGCTGTGTTTAGTTTTGTAAACGTCAATCAAATCACTGCTGTTGGCAACGGTATTGGGTTTGTGTTGCAAACTCAGCGAGTGACACAGGCCAGTGATGTAATCACATTGCCCTATGCCAACAGTTTGATTCCGGGCAACAAGGTATGGGTAGACAATAATGGATTGGGATTATGGCAAGTGTTGGAAAAACAATTGGTTTTCACATCCACAACTGAAATAAAAGCTGCTGTCTCTCAAAACAATAGTCAATTTGGTACTAGTTTGGCACAAAGCAAAGATAACGTCTATGCAATTGTTGGTAGCCCAGGTTATAATCCTGCCGCGGATAGCACATTAGGTACTGGTGCTGCATACACATATATACGATCAGCAGTCAACCCATTTGCAGAAAATTATGTTCTTGAGCTGAATGCATTGGATACTGTTGGATACGGGCATTCTGTAAGCATTGGCAATCAAACGTGGCAAGTGATAGGAGCCCCGGCCAGTGATAACAACCTGGGATATGCAGCCACGGTTTATAGAATTCCTGGTACCGCCACTTTCTCAACTTCCAGTGTGCTTACTGTTCCTATTGTGACTGATCTAGTGTATCCAGCTGAGTTTGGTTACAGTGTGGCAATCAGTCAAGATGAGCATTGGATGTACATTGGTGCACCAGGCATTAACAAAGTGTTTGCATATGGTTTGGTAGAAGTTCAAGAGCAAACTAAAAAATATGTAACTGACGGCACTACAAGATTTTTCAATTACAGCAACTACATTGTGATTGATTCACAATATCCTAATCAGCTCACTGTGGTATTGAATAATCAACTGCTAACACCTGTAACTGATTATACTTTAACACCTACTAGTGTGGAGTTTACCGTAACACCACCAAAAGATTTGGTTTTACAAATTAGTCGCAGAACGTCTGTGAATTACACCGGTGATGGAACAACTGAGTTGTTCTCACTGAATGATGATTTGTATACCGCAGTTGACATTTACAGTTTTGTTGTTTCTGTCAACGGAATACTGCAACGTCCAAATATTGATTACGAATTCAATGCAGACAACAGTAGCCTTGAAGGCAGAGATTTAATATTCTTTGTGGCACCGGCCGACAACTCAATCATCACAGTAACTACCAACAGTTACTATAAATTTGTTGATACTTTAGAGTTTACTATTGAATTCACAGCATCAATCACTGGATCCACACTCACAGTGACCAGTATACCTGTTGGCTCTCCGTTGCTTTCTGTTGGTATGATTCTCAGTGGAACCGGGGTCACACAAGGTACCAGGATCACAGCACTGGTCAGCGGCACCGGTGGCACTGGCACATATATTGTGTCGCCAGGGCAAACCACAGCATCTACCACTATCACAGCTAAATTGCCTGATGACAGTAGATTTGGTCAAAGTGTTGCTTGTACCGTTGATGGCACACAGATCCTAATTGGCGCACCAAATACTGATACTGATAATAAGACAGATGCTGGTACAGTTTATGCATATGACCGTTCTGTACAGACCTTTATTGTAACAGATCCCACACAAGCTGCTTACACTGTGGATGGTGGTGTATTAGTGGCACCTACCTTTGTAAATCTAAACAACAACTTCTTGCTCAACGCCCAAGACAACATAGGTGGAACATTCCTGGTAAGTGGAGCCTCAGTCACAATATCAGTTCCGTTGGCAGTAGGAGATGTATTACAAATACAACCAAACACATTCAGTCTCTTGCAAGTCCTAAACGCCAATACGCCAAGTGTGGCTGCTGGCTTTGGTGCTAGTGTGGATGTTTGCCAATACAGTTGCAGTATATACATTGGTGCACCACAAGATAGTTCTGTGTTATCAAACGCTGGATTGGTGCAACGCAACGTAAATCAAAGTCGTTCTTACGGTACTACCACTAGTCAAAACGTCAATCCTGAGTTGACTCCGGGACAAAGTATTAGGATCAACAATCAAGAAGTGGTCTTAAGCAATCCAGATCAATGGATTAGCACAGTGAGTTGGCCAATTAATAGCCTGGTACAAGATAGTCAGATAATATATCAGGCCACACGCACAGTACCCATTGGAACTGCAATCACTGACGTTTCTTATTGGAGAACCAGCAGCTGGGTAGCAGTGTTGGCCAACGACATCAATACATCGGGCATTGCCAATGTGATAGCCAGTACTGGTTTTAGTGGAACAGCAACATTTGGATTGTTGACAGTGAGTGTGAAGAATGTATTGGCAGCGGACCCCACCAATCGTGTTTCTGTATTGCCTGGCTTGATTGGAACTATATTCCAATCACTGGGATTCAACACCTATGCATACACACAAACCATTACCAGTCCGGCACCATCAATTAATGCTAATTTTGGCGCAGCATTAAACATTGACACGTCTGCTGATACCTTAACTGTGGGAGCACCAGGCGGAAACTTGTATCGACCAAACACATTTGATCAAGGTACCACATACTTTGATGGTGGTGGCACCACATTTAATGGACCATTATATCAGAGTGGTGTGGTGTATACATATGATTATCTATCTAGTGCAGCCGACTCTGTTGCTGATCCGGGCAAGTTTGCATTTGGACAACAGATCTATGATCAACGTGTGCGTGAACTAGATCAGTTTGGAACTGCAATAGATTATGTCAATGGTGTGCTGATGATAGGCAGTCCAGGCAGTGATGTTGATGACAGCACCTTGAGTGAACTCAATTATGGTCGTGTGGCAGTATTTAAAAACAACACACTCACACCAGCTTGGGCAGTGATACATGAACAACTGCCTGTGGTGGACATCAAATTGATTAATTCTGTGTACAGTTACAATGCTGTCACAGGGGCCAAGACCACATTCTTTGATTTTATTGATCCGTTACAAGGCAAGATACTGGGTGCTGCTGCTGAGAATATCAACTATATCAGTGTGGTAGATCCTGCTGCATACAATGTTGGTCCGGTAAACAACTATGGTAGAATCTGGGCTGAATCATATGTGGGAGAAATTTGGTGGGATACCAACAGTGTGAGATTTATTGATCCCAATCAAGACAACATCACTTATGCAGCTCGACGTTGGGCACAGATATTCCCAGGATCCGTGATTGATGTATATCAATGGGTCAGTAGTACAGTACCACCAGCTGGATACAGTGGTCCAGGAACACCACGAGATATCGTGAGTTACAATGCAATTAATGGCATAAACTCCAATGGAATTTTTAGTATCACTTATTATTTCTGGGTAAAAGGTATTACCACAATCAATACCACAGCAGGAAAAACACTCAGTGTCGCTGGAATTTCTACATACATTGCAGATCCACGCAGCTCAGGGATTCCGTATGTGGCATTCTTAAGCGCCAGTGCAACTGGTATCTACAATGCAACCAATGACATTTCTGCACAAGATACCATACTCAGCATTGAATTTGATCAAGAATTAACCAGTGACAATGTTCATACCCAATACAGTCTGATCCCCCAAGATCGTGCTGATGGTTTTCTTCCTGACAATCTATATCTTAAATTTACAGACAGTCTTTGCGGAGTTAATTCTACTGGAGCAAAAGTACCTGACATCAATCTAAGTCCAGCCAATCGTTACGGTGTACAGTTCCGTCCGCGACAGAGTATGTTTGAGGATAGATTCCTGGCACTGAAAAACTATTTTGTCCGAGTAAACTCAGTGTTGGCACAGTATCCTATCACAGAAATTCGTAGTTTTGCATTGTTGAACAGCAGGGAACCTGAGCCAACAGCAGGCACCGGTGCCTGGGACAAAAGAGTAGTGGACCTGGAAGAATTGAGTTATCAGAATCTTGCATCAGTCTCAGTTGGATATCTGTATCTTGTGGCAAGTGATTCCGGCCAGAATGGCCTATGGACCATTTACCAAGTCACAGCAACAAAAACACTTGCCACATTGGATCTTGTACGAGTACAAAACTACGACACTCGTAGGTACTGGAGTTTTATCAATTGGTATCTACCAGGTTACAACCCCAGCAAATTAGTTATTGCCACAGTGGGTGTATACAGTGGTCTCAGCAAGTTGAGTTTGTATCAAGCGCCAGTGGGATCCAGTGTGCGAGTCACTGCTAATTCACAAAACAAGTGGGAAATATATCTGCGTGTGGCCACTGACACATGGGATCGTGTGGGTCTGCAAGATGGTACTATAGAAATTTCTGCTGTGTTGTGGGATTATGAATTGGGACGCTTTGGGTTTGATGTGGAAGTGTTTGATGCACAATATTTTGACCAAGAGCCTGTGATTGAAACACGTCGAATTATTCAAGCAATCAATCAAGAACTATTGATCGATGAGCTGCTGATTGAACGCAATCGCGCATTGGTCTTGATGTTTAATTTTGCTCTCAGTGAGTTTGAAGCTCCAGACTGGTTGTCAAAGACTTCATTGATTGATGTGGATCATATTATTCGTGAATTAGTCCCATTCCAAACATATCGACGAGACAATCAAGATTTTGTGTTGGATTACATCCAAGAAGTCAAACCATATCATGTGCAAATACGTGAATTCAATTTGATCTACAAAGGACTGGACGACTATCAAGGAACCATGACTGACTTTGATGTTCCTGCTTTCTATGATACTGATGTAATTCCCAATCAGTTTGTGAGTCCTATACTGACTCCATACACTGCAAGCACAGCCGTAGGCACAGGCACCCCAGATGATGCCAGTGATACTGCATCAGACAGTTTGATATGGCAAACACAACCCTGGAGTTTCTGGTATCAAAATTACACACTGTCAGTGGTGGGTGCATCAGTGTCAGCAGCTGGATCAGGATACACTGTTCCTCCAGTGGCCATAGTCACAGGTGATTGTGTTGTTCCTGCTGAACTCTCAGTGACTATCAACGGTTCTGGACAATTGACTGGGGTGGTAGTGAACAATCCAGGAGTGGGGTATACCACTACCGCATTGATTACTCTCAGCGGTGGCAACGGCACCGGCGGGCAGTTGGTGGCGGTAATGGCCGGTCCAGGTGTGGGTGAAGATCAAGATCCAACCGCAGCAGACTACGGTGATACACAGTATTATAACCTGGTACGCAGTTTCAATATCACAATGAAATATGATAGATATCAATATGTATCAACCATTGTGCCCTGGGAGCCAGATGTAAACTATGACAACGGCACTCAGGTGCGTTACGATAATCGTGTGTGGGCAGCGGATAGTTCCGACTCGGCTGGAGTTGAATCAACTACATTTGATCCTGAACAATGGCAACTAGTAAACGCTGCCACACTCAGCGGTGTAGACCGTACAATGGGTCTATATGTGCCCACGGTGAACGAGCCAGGCCTAGATCTAGGATTGTTAATTGATGGTATAAATTACCCTGGCGTGCAAGTTAGTGCGCCCACATTTGGTCAAAACACCGGCTTTGATGTGGGTAATTTTGACATAAATCCATTTGATAATATTGCTTATGGTCCGGAAGGATTGCCAACATATGATCCAGGAATCTTGGATGCCATCTATGAAAGTAGATTCCTAGACGCCTACTTGGGTCTGCGTGCTACTGATATCAACGTTGTGGGCGGCGAGTTTGTGGGTCCTTACGAAAGTCACGCACCTGAAGAACTAGTGCCCGGATCAGAATTTGATACTCTTGATTTCCGAGTGTACACTCGTCCAGGATCAGACTGGGACAACAACGGTCATGGATTTGCTTGGAAAATTACAAAATGGGTCTACAACAGTACCACCGCCAACACACAGAGTTTTGACAATATTGTGACGGCTCCGGTGCAGGTACGTGTGACTAATCAAACACAAGGCAATGCTCTTGTGCAAGACGTGGCATATACTATTGATTGGGTTAACAATGTTGTGACTATTGTGTCTGGCGGCGGCACACCTCCAGCAGCCAACGGTGACATATTGGTTATCACAGTGTTTGGCATTGGCGGCGGCAATCAACTGTTCAAGAATGTATTCAATGGTGCTGATGTTGGTAACTTCTTGAATATTCCAGTTGCTGATGCTGAAATATTTGATATGGCAATCTTTGTCAATGGTACATTCATAACCAACTATACCTACAGTGCAGGTATTGACCTCAGTACAGACATTGTGTTTGCTGATACATATACATCAACTGATGAAATTAATGTCACAGCCATTGGGGAGACTGATGGATCATTGCCTTACACTTGGTCTACTCCGCAGACACAATACTTTACCAGTTATGGGCAGTTGGATTACATGCTTGACAATTCTATGTTGGGTACAAACATTCCCAATTTGATAGTAGAAGTCAACGGCATTCGTGCAAGACCTTATGAAGGTGCATTTTATATTGCCGATGGCAGTTCAGGATATGCATTGCCCAATCGCGGAGGATATAGTTTGGCATTGGTAAGTGACAATGAAGTGTTGGTATATGTAAACAATCAAAAGCTGACCCTAGGCACTGACTATATTGTAGAACCCTTCACAGGTGGTGACACTCGATATGTAGATTTTACCACAGCTCCGTCAGTTGGATCACAAGTATTGATCAGTGTGATCACCCAAGCTGACTATGTGATATACGACGATGGCAGCAGTGTGGATAATTATCAATTGGTATTCCGCACCACTGGATTATATCCGCTGAACGGCGATGTAGTATCAGTCACTAGTTGGAATGATACTGCACAACAAAGTATAGTTACATTGTTATGGCAAGGTCCTGTAACACAAGGTACAGTTGTGGTTGATGATTTCCAATTAGGCAGAATTATCACAGATCCAACCAGAATGTGGGTTACCAAGAATGGCGACCGTATTTTCTACGGTGACGATTATTTGATTTCTGGAGAACAATTGATAGTACAGGGTGGACCAATTGATTCAAACACAGTTATTGTGGCTGAATTGTTTACTGATTCAGTGGTACCCGAAGCAATGGAATTTAGGATTTTTCAAGACATGCGAGGTGTACAAGCCACTTACAGAATGACACCAGATACCACAACCACACTGGCACAGAACTTGTTTAAAGATCAAGACACAATCTATGTTGTCAATGCTAACGCATTAACTCAACCTGATTTGCAAGCAAATATCTGGGGTGTTATTACCATAAATGGTGAACGTATCATGTATCGTGAGCTTGACACCAACAACAACACAGTGAGTAGTTTGTTGCGTGGCACAGCAGGAACCGCAGTGGCTGAACATGATATAGACTCCGTGGTATACAACATAGGCAGAGGAAACCTAGCACCAGCTGAATATCAAGATCGTGTGGTGTATACTAATACACTAGCGGATGGATCTAGCGCAACATTCTCTGCGCCAAATATTGATTTGAGTTCGTTGACTTTGAGTTTTGCTGAACAAGCTATCCTGGTGTATGTGGCCGGAATACGATTGTATACAGGATACACTGTGGATTCTGTAGCACCTGCCACAGTGACATTTGATACAGCACCCACCGCTGGATATCAAGTTTCTATCTTGGTACGTCAAGGGTTTGGATGGTATCAACCAGCAAACGGTCAGCCGTCAAACGGTCAAGCATTGCAAATTACCCAAACTGACGCCGCAAGGTTCTTCCTGGGACAAAATTAAGGTAAATAAATTATGCAGCAAAATCAGCAGATCAAACCACATACACCTCAACCAACACCTAAGGCTCGTCCAGACGAGTGTGGTGCCATTGCAGTTTTGGGATTTTTAAAAATCTCTGATCCTGTGACCAAACAAATATTTGTGGAGACCCAAGCATGACCATTTTATATATTAAACAACATAATAAAACTGGGTTAAAATATTTTGGAAAAACAGATAATACTGACCCAGTAACCTACTTAGGATCTGGGACATACTGGAAAAATCATTTAGCTATACACGGTAATGACGTATCTACAATTTGGTATCAAAAATTCAATAGCAAAGAAGAATTAACCAAATATGCTATGGATTTTTCTGTAAGTAACAATATTGTTGAGGCTAAAGATGCAGATGGAAAAAAAATCTGGGCAAATTTAGTAAATGAAAACGGAACAGATGGATTTCCTAAAGGGGGGAAAATGCCCCAACGAAGTAACGCACACACACAAAATTGGTCAAATAGTAAAAAAGGATGGATTCCATCTACGAAAACCAGACAACTGTGGAGTACACAGCGCACTGGAGTAGTTGTGTCAGATGAAACAAAATTACTACATAGCCAACAAACATCTGGAAAAAATAATCCTAATGCATTGGAATGGGAAATACATTATCCCAATGGGGAAATAGTTAAAGTTAAAGGTTTGCGAGAATTTTGTCGCAAAAATAATTTATCATTTGGCAACATTTATTATTCTAAAAACGGATGGAAATCAGTCAAATACGGTAGCGGTAAAGGTGGAAGACAAAAAAATGCTTATTAATACATTCGGTCCTATTGTTAAAGGACACATTAAAATTACAGATGTAACTGACAAACAAAATCCACAGGTGCTTGTTGATAAAGATAATAGTATACACTATGAAAACATGAGTATTGCTCTAGCCCAGACACTAAGCCATAGAACTCTAGCTCAAGGTGGCGGATGGATCTATGCCATGGCATTTGGCAACGGAGGAAGTTCAGTTGATCCCACTGGTGTGATCACATATTTGCCTCCCAATACCACTGGTATCAATGCAGATTTGTACAATGAAACCTTTGCCAAAGTAGTGGATGACAATTCTGCTGCCAACACTGACGTAACTAACAATTACTTGCAAGTATTACACACGTCAGGACAAGTGTATACTGATATTCTTGTGAGTTGTTTGTTGGACTACGGCGAACCTCCGGGGCAACAACCTTTTGATAATTCAACCAATTTCAATGGTGAATATGTGTTTGATGAGCTAGGGCTCAAAGCGGTAAATGGGGACACAACAAATCTTCGTTTGCTCACACATGTGATTTTCCACCCAGTGCAAAAAAGTCTAAACCGTCAGATACAAATTGATTATACTGTGCGAATTCAGACTTTGACCAACCTAAGTGCTGCATAAATATCTTTAAGATTCGGAACCAACAACATGTCATACACAATCACTCTTACTAATGGGTCAACCTTTGCAACCATACCCGATGGTACTATCAACACCAGCTCAAGCATGACCCTGGTGGGTAAAAACTATGCGGGCTACGGACAGTTTACCAATGATAATATCATCCGGTTACTACAAAACGGAGCCAATACCACAGCACCGGGAGCACCAATTCAAGGCCAACTTTGGTACGACCAGACCACTGGCACTATGAAAGTGTATACCGGATCAACTTTTAAAGTTATCTCGGGCGCTACTGCCAGCTCCACTGCTCCTTCAGTATCAAATGTGGCCGGTGATTTATGGTACGACAGCGTCAATGCTCAGCTTAATGTGTATACTGGTACTGCCTGGATCCTGGTAGGGCCTGCTTACACCGGTACCACAGGTGTAAGCGGTGCTATTGTTACCACAATCACCGATAGCAATTCTATAAGTCATGTGGCTGTGGAAATGTATGTGTCTGATGCAGTTGTGGGTATCTTCAGCAAGGATACTGCATATACACCTGCTGTGGCTCCAGCAGGTGGCGGGTGGACTGGCAGTAAACAAGTACAACCAGGATTGACATTGGCTGGGCCAATTTCAGG